CGGATGCGTCTGTGTACCTGAACTCGACCGCTCCGCCGCTCGTAAAGGCCGTGGCCGTTCTCACCATCTTGAAGGTAATGTTGTCAACGATGATGGCCTTGCCTGAGCCTGGGGCGGCCACCAAAGAAACGGGCGTAGTGCCCATCGCGATGATTTGCGCCGCCGTGAGGCTTACGGTGGTCGTTTGCTTGATGACGCCGTTCTGGGTGAGCGTACCCGTCAGCGTTTGGGCGTTCGTGACTACTAGTGGGCCTGTCACGGTCGCCGACTGGCCAGAGAGCGGCGTGATGGAGATCGCACCGGTGCTAAGAATGTCAACCAAGCCCCCGTGCTTCTTGATGCGCTGAGCAACTACAGCACAGGCGCAAACAACGATCAGCAGCGAGGCAATAGCAATGAGTTTTCTTTTCATCGAACTACTCCTCATCTTTCGATGCCTTGCCCTTGGTCGCCTTGCCCTTGGCTTTCCAGTCACCCTCGATTGAGCCGGAGGCCTCAAGGCGCTTCTGCATCTCCGGTGTCATTACTTCGGCGAGCTCGTCCGGATCGGTGATCGTCTTGTCGCCAATGACGACGCCGTGAATGATTTTTCTGTTGTCTGCCATATCAATCCTCCGTGTATTCAGTCAGGGCGTCTTAAACGCCCGCGTCGATAACGAACACCTTTTGCTCGTCAGGGACCGGCATAGCGTTAAGCTGGGCCTCGATCGTCAGTTCACGTCCACCGTTTGACTCCTCGTGGTACACGGTGACGCCGTTCACGTCGATCCCGGCTTCGGGTACCTGGTTCGAAAGTTCCATTGCGCGACGAACCGGAGCAAATGCAGTGAAGCCAACCATCCCGCCGGCGGGCACGAGCGCAACTTTCTGCGCCGGCCAGACCTTTGTGCGGGTAACAGCCGTTCCGCCATCATCGAACACGTCGAGCGAGTTCTCGTTAACGATGATCGAAAACCCGAATCCAAGCTGGTCCTGAATCTGCTGAACAAGCTGAGTCGCGTTCGACGCAACGCCCATCGGCAGATCGGGAGCATCGGCCAGGATCGCGTTAAACGTAGCCTTGCGCATGACTGCCGCTTCAACCGGGCCAACATAATCGATCCCTGCAGTAACCCACGCCAGGAAGTCGTCAAAGGCATTGCGCGCAGCATCGTTCCATGCCGTTCCCGCGGTCGTCAGGCGAGAGTTGGAGAACCCGAAAGACGCCTGGTAATACGCGCCCTGTTGCGGGTTGTACTGCCGAATGTAGCCGTTCGCCCAGGCGGAGGCGGCGTCCAGTTCCAGGCGGCGGTAGTCAGCCAGTACGAGCGTATCCGTACGGTCAGGGATGGACGATCCAATCACGTTTTGAATGATTTGATCGTTGCCGCGCGCGCCCTCTGCGAGTTTCTGAAGCTCGCGCTCCTCGATCTTGTCGTATGCCTCGATCGGCACGATCGACATGTCCCGTTGAGCTGGCGTGAGCATCGGGATGTATCGGCCCCGGGCGTTCCACTCACGTCGATCGGCTGCCGGGCGCCGGTCCAGGGACGTGATGTCACGGAGATCGACTGACGGCACGTTGCGCCGCGGGAAAAACGCATCCCACGAGAGACGGCCTTGATCGTTCGGAGAGATGGTTTGTGCTCTGACGGTGAGAGCAACCGGCGAAAGTGCTTGGTCTGCTTGTATCCAGGAAAAGGTACTCATTGTCGGTTACTCCTTTAGGTGCGAATCAAAACGAGTTTGGAACCTGCCAAATCGAAGCCCGCGAGCTCGTCCGCGGTCAGCGCGCGCTCGAGGTTGTCTTCGATGATGTCTTGAGAAACCTGTCCCACGGTTCCCACCGCGACAAACAAATCTCCCGTTTCAGTTCCCAGCGTGGTGTTGGTTGGCGGCACAGTTGTGAGATTCAGCTGGGCGGCCTCGACCGTCACGCCAAATACGAATTGACCGCTGCCCACCAGGACGCCGGTTTGTCGCAACGGCACGCCAGGCTTGAGATTTCCGTACTGATCGACCTCTTTGGTTGTCAGGCCGGAAATATCGACCTTAACGTGTGCGGTGTGGCCAATCGGCCCAACGAACGGATTACCGTGCGATGCTCCCCCGGCTACGCTGTTAATTATTAGTGGCATGTTTGATTCTCCCTTACGCTGCTTTGCTGCCGATGACTTGAAGTCCGGCGCGTTGGTTCAACGGTATGCTGGTTTCCTTTGCGGCTTCAGTTCGCTTCTTGCCATCTTCACGGATACCGTCATAAAAGTTTCCCGCGGGCTTCCCGTTGTCCCGTCGTTGTTCCGGCACTCTTGTACCAGTCGGCTGAGTTTTAAGTGCGGAGAGGAACGGTGCGACGTCGGGCGAAGCTTCAATAAACTCTTTGGCGTCCTTCTCGGTGATAGTCCCGGCTGCATCTTTAACCTTGACGATCACGGTTTTCTTGCCGTCCTTCTCGCGAATCTCAAACTCCGGAAGATTCGGTAATCGAACGAAGGCGTCCGCGTTGTCGTAGCCAAGCTCTTTGGCAACGAGTCGCAGGTTGTCTTCACGTTTGCGCTGTTCGGTCTCCGCCTTCAGCGTTTTGTGCTCACTGAGTTTCGCGACGATCTCGGTTGGCGTGCCGTGCTCCTTCACCTGGTCAAGAATTTCAGCCTCAGCCTTGGGAACCGCAACATGCCCACGTGGAAGTCCATTGGCTTTCGCGCTCTGCACGTCTGCCTTGGCCGATTCCACTTCAGCTTGCAAGCCGCTGACTTTGGATTCCGCGGTCTGCTTTTCGCTGAGAAGGGTGCGATTGTTTACCAATACAGGATGATCGTCGGACAGGTCAGGAACGTATTTCCCGCCCACAAGTTTGTACTCTCCGCGCAGTGCCTCCGGCACGTCTTCGAGCTTGTCGTAGATTTTCAACATTAGCCTCTGGCCTCCGTCGTTCCTCGATCTTCGAGGGTTGGTTGGTTGACTTGCGATGCAACGAGCGCAAGCGGTTTGGTTTCGCCGCGCTCCGCGGCGCGTTCGCGCGCAGTGTCCCAATCTACCGTCTCGATGAGATCGGGCGGACGCGCGCTCAGATAGACAGGCTGAAGTGGATCGTTGAATGTGTTCACGGCCAGATAGATGTAGCCCTGCTCACAGATCAACTTCTTTTCGGCCTCAGTCATTTCCCACCGCGTGAGCACCTTGCCATCCAGGCATTTGAATGCTGGAAGCGGTTGGTATTCCGGTTGATCCGCGGCATAAAGCACCTCGTCAACATCGGTTCCGGGAATAACTGGACTGACTGGCTTCATCGCTCAGAGTGAAACACGGGATTATTTTTTACGTTTTCGCGTTGCGCGGTCTCAGGCGAATGCGCTCACGCGCTGCGAGGCTCTGAACCGCAGTTTCAGTGCGGGCAAGCTTCAACGCGACAATCCTCAGCGGTGTATCGTGACGGACCAGTTCACGTAACAGAACACGATCCGCTGGCGTCCACGGCTTCCTTGAATTGCGAAGATACTTGCTCATTTCATTTGCGCGTAGATGCGGCTCGCCAAGTCCTCTGTCGCTGCTTCGACACGCTCCGTCAATTCACTCAGTAGCGTCTCGCGAAACTTTGGGGCGTCATCTTCAGGAACGAGCACCTTGATTCTGTCGCGCGCGTAATCGCTAATCACAGCCAGCGAGATATGAATAAGCTCATGGAGGGCATCTTCTAGCGGGTTTGTTTGGTTCAGAAAACAGGGGTAAAAGGTCAACCTTGCCCATCGGTATGGGTATTGGACATAGCAGGTCGCGGTTTCGTTGTTCTTCCCCGATTCAACGGCATAGCCCACGAACACGCGATCACACCACTGAGGGACGATCCAAGCCCACGCCTCAAGATTGTTTCGGAGCACCGGAAGAATGGCAGCCGGGATTTCTTTGTCATAAATGAATTTGCTCATAAGACCGGATCAACACGCCGCTTTCGCGCCTTATCGCCATCTGGCAATAACTCCCAGGCATTAACGGTTTCGCAATTTCGAGTGCCATCAGTCCACCAAACCACCTCGTAGCAAACCGTTTCACGGATGAAAATCTCCGTAACTCGGGCGGACGTGGCACCTCCATCCAGCAGGACGTTACTGCCAACCGCGTACACTTCGATCGATTCACTCATCCAATTAACGGTGGCTGCTCACCTGTCTGCGAGGGATCTTTCGGCGGAATCGGCGGCGCATTCTTCGCTCGCTCCGCGCTCTCTTTCTGGATTCGTTCAAGCTCCGCGTCCGTGTCTTCAATACCATTGCGCGACATGGCGGTTTCTTCGCTCATCAAACCTGCCTTAACGTCTGAGCGGTTCTCTGTGCGGTCATTGCTGGTTACCGGGCCAAGGTCAATGATTGCGTTGAATTCGCAGCGCAGCCCCATGAACTTCTTTGTTTGACCGCAGAGCTGCGCGCCGATCCTCACACCGGTCTCCAGCATCCAGCGGCCGGAATCATCAACCACTTCCTTTGAAAGCATCAGACTGGTTTTGAATTCTCCCCGCGATTCTTCACGGCTCTTACCCGACGGTGTGGCGTCGCCCGAGATCAAAACGTGCAACTGCTGGGACGCACCGAGGATTGCTTCACGCAACTCTGAGCGGGTATCAACGAAGGTCTTGACTTCGACAGGTTGACGGAATGTCACATTAGGGCTCGCCCGGCCGATAATTTCCCCGGCATCATTCCGGATTAACAGACCCGCCAGAAACATGCTGGCACCTGGACCGGTCTCATACTCCGCGTCAACGATTTCCTCGTGAGAGCCGGCAGTCGAGTTATCGGCAACTCGAATAACTTTCTTTGGTCGTTCCGCGTTCGCAACTGTGCGCTCGAGGTTTCCGGCAAGGTTCACGTTGCGCATCATCGACGTGAGGTCGAGATTCAATGCTCTCTGGCTTGAGCGGATCTGTTCTGTAACCAAAACATCTCGGCGAAACTCGTACATCAGCAAACGTCCGCCCAGATCCCACACAGAATCTTGCGGTTCTTCCTTGTCAACAATGGTCCGTAGAATGGTTAAACCGTTGTCGATGAACGTTAGTTCACACGCCGATCGTTCTTCGTTACCAACCTTCTTCTTGTAGACGTAAACCCCGAACTCTTCCTCTGTGTCACTGTCTACGAAAATCCCAGCTTTGTCCGATGTCAGAATTTCCAGGCGCGGGATCATCATGCCGGATGCCAGGTCCTTGGCGGATATCTCGCCCTGCTCGTTTCTGGCGGCCGGCGGGAAGAAGAACCGGATAACAACCTTATCCTCGAGTAGTGAGCCTGCCAGGGCTTCTTTCAGCGTGTTCCGTGGTCTGCGCTGGTCCCACCAAAGCGTTGCGGCATCATCGGCTTCCTGCGCTGTGTTGTCAGTACTTTGCCCAGGGGCTGTCGATTTCGCCGGAGATACAAGGCTGAATAGTCTTGTGAAGAGTTTCCGCCGGCGCGTCATGTTTTGCGATGGAGTGTCGGACGGAAGAAAGCCCCACAACGGCTCACGTCCCAAGACTCCGGCAACGTGGCGGTCGACCACTTCCTTAATTACGTTTTCAGAAACAAACCCAGCCTTGATTTCGGCCAAGGTTTCGGCATAGAAACGCAGGCCTTTGGGTGGCAGCTGGCCCATGTACCCTGCAGAGTCCTGGTAGTGATCGCCTTCGTAGAACTTGCGATTTACCTCAGACTCGGACGGACGTCGACCTGTGAAAAGCTCGGCGGCTTTGTCAGGAGTGGTTATTTCGGAAAGAAGGATCGGATTTGCCACGGCTTGAGAGTAGCCGCAACGTGACGCTTATTTTTGTTAGTAGCTGCGACTGCCCCACGTTTGGTTTTCTGATTCTGAGTAGCGGTTTTGTCTTCCAAGCCCGTCGACATAGGCAGCCGCGTATCTCATCGCATCCATTCCGTGGTTGTTGTCATCCATCGGAACTTCTTTCAGCACTTTCCCGTCCTTGCCCTTTGGCCACACGTAAGCTTCGATTTCCTCTTCTGCGCACGTGGGCTTGTGAAGGCTCGCCAGCTCTTCATCGCGATCAATAAGACCGCTACGCAGGAAAACTAGCCGGGGCCGCTTGTCTGGCTGAATCTTCAGCCGCTGCTGTACATTGTTAATTCCCAGTGAAATATCATTGAACGCTTCGACCACGGACAGCTTCGCGGTTCTGAACTGTTGGATATATCCAGGCTCAGAAGGGTCGCAAACAAACACAACTCCCGGATAATCCTTCTTCACTGTTTGGGCTTGCTCGATCCACCAATCGATCGTTTTCTTTGTTCGGTAGATTTCTCGGATCCGTCCCATTCTCTTGTCGCCGTCGACTCCCCACACCTGAATGACGCCCGGATTCGTAAAGCCCCAATCAACTCCGGCGACGTGCCGCAAAACTGACCCAAAGGCATCAACAATGTGCACAGCGCGATCGAACGTGTCATAAACCGAACCTTCGGCGGCGGCCCACAAGCCTTTGCGCAGTCGGAGATACCGGACACCGGTTAGCCGATCGAGCGCCTCCAGACTGCGCTCTCCTTGGGGCGTGATCTCTTTTGTTTTCGGATCGAAGAGAGTGGGATTGTCTTCGTGCCGGCTTTCCAGCAGGAGCAAATTACCGTCATTGGCAGTGCCCTTAATCCAGTGACTAAAGCTACCCGGGTTGCAGTCTCCTACGACCTGAGCGTAAGGCATGTTTCCCGCGCGCCCCGTCGCGCGCGTTGTCAGAGTCTCCCATTCGTCAAGCGTTAGCTCTTCCGCTTGGTTGACGTAAATCACGTCGCGCTCAGAAGACAAGACCTTGGCCGGGTTATCCATGCCGCCAACCCACAGCCGCGACCCGTTGGGATAGTCAAACCACTCTGGCTTTTCACCGCCGCGCTTTGTGACCCCATCGCCCTGGCTCAATACCTTCTTCTCGAAAGTTTGTAGGACAGAGCCCGGCATTGAACGGTAGGTCTTGCGAATGATCGCCCCCTGCATCCCTGGATACTTCCAAGCGAGGGAATCAAGAAGATGCAGGCAGGCCATTGTTTTCCCGGTCTCAGCCGGACCGGAAAGGATTACTTGCGGAGCTTTGGATTTGAATAGTTCAGCGGCGGCGCCGTAGGCGCTAAACCTGCGCTTCACCTGAACAACCGGCTCAGGGTCGACCTTTGACCGGTTCGCCTTTAGTCGCTCAACCCTGTCAGCCAGGGGCCACAGATGAATCAGCCTCGCCGAGGGCGGCAAGTTTTGTGAGGTCGAGTTTGATGCCGTCTGTTTCACTTTGAGCAAACTTCAACCAGTCCAGAAGGTCCTTTTCTGTTTCGGGCACGTCGCCGTTAGTTTTGGCTCTGACAACGCGCATGGCCAGCCTCAGGCGTTCGGCCCGGCTGGATACTCCAACCATCAGGGACAGGCGATCCACTTCAGCCGAGAATTCGGGTTCACAGAGCCAATTACAAATCGACCGTCGACTAACTCCAGTTTCGTCGGCAACCTGTTGCTGTGTTTGGCCTTCAGCAAGCGCGAGGGCGGCGCGCGTCCTTTCCTTGGTCCACGCGAATTGTGAAGTTTCAGCGCACTTTTTCTTCCTACCTCTCACTTCCCGGTCCTTTTGCATTTGGCTCCGCATTGCATGGGGTTAGTCTGAGTGTATGTGGGTCACTTCAACCGCTCTTCCCGCCTATCTGCTGCCGCGCATCCGACCGCAGAAGGTTATTCTCTTCCGTAAGCCGCCGGTTCTTTTCTTGAAGATCAAAGATGAGTCGCTGCGCTTGAATCATTTGCCCTGTCCGCTGAATCGTTTCTTCTTCCCAACTAAAGTCTGCCCTGATTCGGATCTCATGCGCCTCTGCAAGCTCCTTAGATGCTCGTGCGCGTGTCTCGTGAATATCCGCCGCAGGCTTTCCTCGATTGACTAACACTTCAATCAGCTTCGCAACCACCCCACCCATGAGGGCGCTTGCAACAATCGTTACCAAAGAAGTCCAGCTTACGCCCTGACGAATCAGCTCTGGTGAGGGAGTTTGCATTGCTCATCGGTTTACTGCGTTAAGTTGCGCATCAACGCTCGCGCAAGCATTCAGCAATGGTTCAATCTGAACCTTGGAAATCACTTCGCCGGGAGTGCAAAGACTTCGCTTGAACGGGCACAGCACTGGCCCTTTGTTCACCTTGAAAAACTCAGACAAGTAGTCACCGGGGAAGTCCTGATCGACATACCGCGCTGTCGCCTCTGGAAGTAATCCGTTCATCGGCAGATCGTATGTCACCTCAAACTGAGAATGTGGATTCTCCCGGCGCAAACGTTCAACGGTTTTCTCTGCTAATTCCCGGTCGCTAAATCCACCACAGTACTCAATCCAAAACCGATCCTTCTCGTTGTAGTGGATGACCGTTGGAAGTTGCAGCCTGGCACACGCAAACCTGTTCGCCTTCATCAACAACCAGAAGATCGGCCGCTTCCACATTGGAAAGCCTGACATCCTCCGTTTGTATTCAGAGACAAAGTGAAACACGCCAGCAGACGCCAACGGCGCCCGACGTGCTTCAAGTTGCTGTGCTGCCACTGCCGACATTAGCTGCCGCCTTCGTTCTCGCCCTGATCGTCCGGCGGGTTTCCCCCGCTGCCCTGGGGGATTCCTCCTTCGCCTTCATCGGCAGTCGTTACCGGGCCACCTGCCGGCCGGCTTGGCGGCGCGTCTTCAGATTTGTGCGGATTCGGCTGCTTTGGATCTTTCTCTTTGTCGCTCATTTGATTTGACCTTTTCCTTCGAGCTTTGGTCTACTTCCTGCGCCGTGCATCGGTTGGCCTGAGCAGTTTGCCGATGTGCGACGGTTGCGGGGCGACTTTCGAGCCGTCCCGCGCCACGTTCCTAACGCCTTCTCAAATCCCTGATGTCTTCACGGATCCCTCGTATCCCATCAGTAGTAGAATCCATGAATAATTTCATTTCCTTGCGCGTCATTGATTGCTCTTTCAACTCTTTAACTTGCGACTCCAAGATTAGAACTCGCTGCTCTCTGGACCCGTCTTTGTACTGAATCACGCCCCAGGCCCCGCCGATTCCAAGTATCAAGGAAAGCAGCGGCACAATTACCATGATGCGCTTGATTGAATTTTCACTTGTTTCCGCGGCCACATTGTTTCACGCCTAAAATTGAAAGGTTAAGATTCTCAGCAAAGCCCGCCGCTTGATGTTCTTTTTCAACGCTGCAATCTCCCGGTCACGATCTCCTAACCGCGCTCGGCACTCGTCCAGTAACTGATTCAAGCGCGATGCCGCCGCTGTTCGCGTCTCCTTGTCAGCTTCGCTTTCTTTTTTTAAGGCCGCAAACCGAGAATCACTCCGAGCCTTAGACTCGGCAGATTCCCGGCGCAATGCCTCACTCTCCTGCTTCGCTGCGCGTAACTCAGATGCCAACTTCTCTTGTGAACTCTTTAGCTCGTCCGGTTGCTGAGCAAAGACGGTAAAGCAGATCAATCCGATGATCGACAACCAAACACACGAACTCAGAAAGCCGATCAATAGCCAATTCTGATTCTTCGTGCCCATGTTGTGGTAGTAATTCGCCTTCATCGCGTCACATCTGGCCCTGGCGTAAAGCATCGCTCACAGAAATGGCTGGATCCGCGATTGAACCAAGCGCAATACCAGCATTGCCAGTCTCGGAATCTCATCATTGCATCTTGGGTTGAGGCGGTATCATCGGCTGCTGACCCAGTTCTTTGCCCTCGACGTTCGTGACCGTCCCACTACTATCAACAGTCTTGGCTTGCGTCCCGGCGCCCGTAACGTTGGCATCCTTGGCGTTCAAGAAGCCCACAGCACCCGCAATCAAGCTCAGGTTCAGCATGATCATCTGGGCGTTATCAACGACCGCCAAGAAGTTTCTCGCCTTCCACGCCACCTCAACGTTTGCCGCCAAACCTGCGATCGCGATGATGGCTGCTGCGGTTGTTCTGTAATTGATTCCCAGTATCTTATTGAGCATAAGATTCCTCCCTTATATTTCGTTCGGATAGAGAGTCTTGTAAGTCGCCGGGCCAACGGTCCCGTCGGCCTTCAACTTGTGGAATGCCTGCCACTCTCGGACGGCGAATAGTGTGTGATTACCAAACTTGCCATCAGGCTTGACGCCCAGCTTCACTTGCAGCTCGGATACGTCCGGCCCTTCGTCACCGAATTTCAGCACCCGGCGAGCGGGTCTAGGTGCTGGCGCAGGAACTTCGCCGCCCAGACTCCACGGTGCCGTGTCGTCATACTTATGCGCGTCTGCGACAACGGAAATGTGGACATGATGCTCGTGAGCGTTGGGGCCTGTGTATTTACTCCAGCCTTGGGGTCGCTTTCCGGGAGCGGGAAACCAAATTCTGTGATTGAAAATAATGTACTTGATCCGCGAATCGTGCGAATCAATCAGTGCCTGGGACAGGGCATCCCCACCCACCCCGTGAGCCGGATCGTTGGTTACATCAATGGCTGTCACCACCCCAGCGCTGTTGGGATTGTGGTCGCTCGCGCGGGAAGCGTGGGCCGCGTCGCCGATCGAACCATCGGACTCACGGTTTCGATCAGGATGCGCGGCGTTTATTTGTGACCGCAGGGTTTCGAGCGATTTAGCGAGTCGCCAATTCATATGGGCGTCATCGTACCGTTGACAGAGGTTTTAAGTTGGCGAAAACAAGAAAGCCGCCCCAATTAGAGCGGCCTTCCCTGCTTTGACTGATTTTGCCCACACCGACTGCAATCCTACAGCCGAGTGCCCGACCGACAGCGCGCCAACGGGCTCACAGTGAATTGATCCACCGCTCGCGTAGGGCTCAGCCTCCCTCGTGCCGTAGTTACGGTTTCGTCAAAAGTGTTCTGCGCGATAGAGAGATCGCGGGGCTCTTGGGTAAAGTTTTGGATCACGTCGTAGCCGGTCATCGCCGGAACGTTCGCCACGATGGGCGTAACGCTCTCGACTGCAGCCTTAGACGTGAATGCCTTCTTAGCCGGTGCCGCTCTCGCGACAATGACAGCAATGCTGACCACGAAGGCGATGGTCATCAGCACGCTAACGATTCGTCTCATATGCTTCTCCTTTGCAAAGTGAATCAGTTGGTAAACTCTGAAATCGAAGTCAGGGCAGAGAATAACCGAGCCAGATCATTTAAGAAGTCATGCGTCCCAAGGTTTCTGAACGCGCCTTCCAGGTTGACCGTTTTGACCAACTTGTTGACCTAAACAGCCAACATCTTGACCAAAACGATCAACTTCGGATTATCTTTCAATCTTCGGCTGGTAGCTGTCAGCGTACGAAAGATCCCGCGGACGATATACCGCGTTCGTGGTACCGCTCGCGATTTCACCTTTGTACTGTTTGTCCTCAATGATCTTTCTCTCTTTCAACAGAATGGCGATCATTGAGTTAACCTCGGCCATCGTGAACCGGCCCCGCTCGCACATTGCTGGCTTCGTGAAACACCCGGACTGGATCAAAGCGAACAGTCGTGCGCTCTTTTTCTCAGACCCGGAAGTTGCTTGCTGAAGTTCCCAATCCAACTCTTCAACATATTTGTTGACGTATTCAGTCTTCAGGTAAGAACTCTTTAGACGGCTCTCAAGCTCGCAAAGCATGGTTTGCATCAACACGATATCGGCAATCAAGACCTCGGGATCCTCGGCTGTGTGAAGTTCATCGTCGATAAATTCTTCCGTCTCGACAGCTTCGTTCTGTTCTTCATCCTGAGGTTCATCAGGGACAAGGGCGAGGCGGCGCTTTGCTACACGGCTGCTGGGTTTCTTCGCCTGGAGCTTGACGTACCGCTCGAGCTCGCGCGTGGACATCTCCCGGTCATTCGCAATCCGGATCACGTTGAGCGGGTCCGTCGACTGCGCGGCAACGTAGTGATGCCAGAATGACAAGTAAGCCATGCGGCCGCCATTCTTGAAGGCGCGGTATGTGTCTGCCAGGCCACGGACGTATCGGCCGGACTTCTTTACTTCATAGGCGAACGTCTCGATCGTCCGTTCCCCGTGCTTCGAAACGAGCGAGGCAGCGATCGCAGCCTGCGCCCATTGAAGCTGACTCTTTGGGCCCTCGATATCATTCCAACCACTGACGTGCGCTTCGAAGGTAGCGCCGTTGAATTCCGGTAACCCATCTGACGAAACACCAAAGTCTGTCAGTTGAGGAACATCGGTTTGATAATCAATTTTGCGAACAGCAGATGACCGTTTCATGATTTGATCTCCTTGACTTCTGGAATTCTGGCGTACCCGCGCCAGAGGTGGATAAGCTTTTTGACGTTACGAGGTGCGGGCAGTGACTGTAAGGCGTGTGATTGTTTTGCGTCAGGCCAGCGATTAGAGCAGAGGTAAATTAGAACGATGTCAGTTCGGCCAATTCCAACAATGTGGAAAGGGCCCAGCGCGGCCCCGCTACTTTCGTAGCCGGCCGCCACTAATAGTTCAAGCGACTTTCTTTCAAGTCTTCTTAGAGAAACTGACAACGGCACTCCTGTTAATCGGCGCGGCAACGCCGGGAAATCAGACGTTGGGCTTCACGGTCGCTGCTTCCGCCATTCTTCAAACACCGTGAGATTTCGTTCCATCACCGGGGCGAAGGTATTCATAGCCTCCAATTGCTCTTCCGCTGTGATTCTAAATGCGCATAACGGACAGATAAGATCACGCGTAGGATTCACTGACACGCGCATTGCGGGGCTATCAAAAAGACGGTGACAATTCGGGCACTCGCCATCGTGCATCGCTCGAACAATCCGATGAATTGCCCTAGCAGTTTCAAAGTCCACGTCCAGTGCCAACTCTTGAGCTTTGGCTGTCATAGTTTCCCTTTCCGTCGCTGCTTGTCGTTATCTGCGCGGCCCTTCACAGCCTCTCTTATCGAGGTGCTTTCGCTTCGGCTCCAGACCGCGCAAATCTCTCGACCATCTACCTTCGGATCAACCCTTTCGCTTCTGAACTCTTAATCGTCTCCCACGGAGGCGGAGCGTCAACAATTTGTGGAGGCTCGGCCGCCGGTAGTCCACCGCCATGACGAACGCGGCGGCCGTACTCAGCAATCAGCAGAGCATCTGCAATCGCATGAGTGATTTTCAGCTTCGGAAATAGCTGTTGAGCTTTGGCTTTTGAGACGTTCTTATCGCCCTTCGTCATGCACCCCATTAGCTTTTGCCACTTCTGAGGCGTGACGTCTTCAAAGGGAATCCCAACAGTCGATAAGCAGCCGCGGAGAAAACCATACGACTGGCCGAATTTGAAACTGGAGGAAACCCCTTGCTTCGGCATGCTGTGCACTCTCTCAATGAAAGCGTGGACCTCCTCGCCGGAGTCGAGATAGCACTTCCAAAACAAATCCGAGATGTCGCGCTCTGTTAGCGAATCAAACTTGAATGCCGACGGTTCGGCGCCATCGACGGGTAAGATTGCAAGCCCGCCGCTCATGCCTGGATCGATACCGAGAATAATCATTGGAACACCTCCCCAAGTCTGTAGGGATCCTGACCCGCAATGAAACTCAGGCTCAGAAGATTCTTAATCGCTTTGGGAAATGCGCTGGAGGTGAGCGAGCGGTTCGTCTCTCTGGCGATGTCTTCAGAGCCGAGTTCGCCGGCGCGCGCAATGGCTGCGAGCATTCCGCTCTCGTACGCGGGAAGTTTCTGAATCCAGTACTGCAGCGCGGCATCTCCGCTCGAGGGCGCCGGAACATAATCGCCTCCGAGATAGTCGCGGCCCGCGTCGCTGATAACCAATCCACCCGAACCATCCTCAGCCACTCCGGCTTCAACCAAGCGATTAGCCTTCTTGGGGTAGTTGCTGCTCTTGATTGAGAATCCAGAGAGCGCAAACAGTTGGGAACGTGTCGTTGGTACCGGTGACCGGTCGGCCAGCTTCCGAAGAAGGGTCAATTCAAACTTATCCAAGGCGCCGTTGCCGTTTGAGTGGGCGACGGTCGCGCGAATCGGTTGCGGGGCTATCGGGCGCGCCGGGACCGGCCGGGGCGTGACGGGTGCCACTGACGCCACCTTCTGAAATTCCTGAGCGTTGAGTTCTTTCCCCTCTGCGATCGCGGCGCGGATATCACCAACCACCTTTGCCCCGACCTCGAACTTGTCAACGATGGATTGAAGCCGGTTGATAGCCTGAACGGCCATGATTCGCTTTTCGACCACCTTTGTTTCGGTTCGCGTCGCACCTTTCGCTGCTTCCAGTTTGGCTTCGAGCTCGGCAATGCGCTTCGTATCCTGCTCGCGCGGGACCGCGCCGCTCTTTGCTTGACGTAACTCGCGCCTGAGCTTCGCGATTTCAGCTTTCGCTTCATTCAAAGTGCGGATCTCAGCTTCCGCTTCCTGTTGAATGTCTTTTAGTTTGTCCGCTATTTGAATGACAACGTGACTGGCCTTGGGAGGGGTCAGGCTGTGACGGTCTCCAGGCTTCGGAAATGACGTCTCCGCGTTCGCAACATGAAAGAGTTCGACGCCTTTGAAATCCACGTCAGGACCATAGGCAAAGAAGTTTTGCTTTTCGATATCTCGAAGTGTCAGCGCATCGCCGGGCTTCATTCCGAGATTTTTGGCCGCGCGGGTTTGGTCGACATCAAGAACAGTTCGACCGATGAAGATATTATTGGCATCAGCCGCGTTCTTGTGAAGCTTTGAAAGTCGCGTGGTTGCCAGCAGGCCGCCGAATCCTCGCTTACGGCCCCGGGTCATTAGGTCGATAACGGCCAGGGTTGCTTCTGACTCGCCCATCCCTTTTTCGGGCGCAAACAGATGAGCTTCATCAATGGCAATCAAAGTGGGATGCCACAGCTTGCGCGGCAGTTCCATCAATGATTCGAGGAAGGCCTTTACCCAATCCTGTTGCGGCCCGGCTTTGAGGGATGAGAGATCAATAACCGCGGACGCTCCCAGTTCAATGAGCTTGCGGGCGAGTAGGCCCGCGGAACGAACATCGGCCGCAAGTTCACCTTGCTCGCCTACGAGAACAAGATCCACCTTTTCGCGGAGAGTGTAATATTCGCCTTCCTTGTCAATGATGATTGTGGGAATGGTTGCCGCGACTTGTTCGGCAATCACCCTCAACAGTCCAGTCTTGCCACCCCCACTGTTAGCCTGGATCAACGCACGGCTGTAAATCAGAGACTGCGCGTCCAGCAGAACGGGGATCTCCCGTTCACCTTCCAGACGCGTTCCGATTCGTATTTGCTTCATCAAGTCTATACTCCGGTTGCTTCAGTAACCTCGTAACCATGAAAGGTCAGTCAGTTGACGCTGGCTGACCTTTCGCCATTTCACCATTGTGCATTCGTTGCGCATGGCACTTTCGACTAACGGCTTTTATCGCTCTCTAATCTCATGGAGAGTCGCTGATTTCCTGCCCTATTCCGGCTAAACCGCCCTGCTGTGTAGCGTCCTATTCTCGTCTCATCTATCATTCTATTGCGTTTCATTGAGCAATTGCGACCGTTTTGGGCACCCCAAGTGCATACCGGACGCTTGAACTATTTTTTACCGCCCGCGGCACTCTGATTGCCAAACATTTCTTCCCTTCTCTGCGCGGCCCCTTCTCGCATCGATTCCAGCACGTGCCCGTAGTTGTCCAGAGTGAACGCAACGCTCGCGTGACCCATGTCTGAGCTAACAGTTTTCAGGTCGATTCCGGCCAACAGTGAGAGCGTACAGAATGAGTGCCGCAGATCGTAGACTCGCATGTTTGGCAACTCAGCGGCGCGTAATAGCTTCTTGAAGTTGACCGCGATCGCATTGGTCAGAAGCGGCCCGCCCCCGGCGTTAGCGAAAACAAGATCGTGTTGCTCGTATGCTGACCCTGCGGCCATTCTTTCCTCAAGCTGGCGTCTGCGATGCTCGGACAGCTTTGTGACCAAAGATGCGGGCATGGCAACTTCACGCTTCGATCTACCTGTCTTTGGTGGCCCAAACACCCAACCCTGAACGCCCCGTGCGATCACCACCTGACGCACCCTGACTCTCGCACCGGGTAAATCTAACGCCGACCAACAAAGCCCCTGCGCTTCCCCGGGTCGCAGCCCTGTCATCAGCAGAAGGTTGAACAGGACTCCCCAGCGGTCGGGCTTACAGTACGAAAGGAAGATGCGGGCCTGCTCTTGGGTGAACGTTTTCATTTCGTTCTTTTCCCACTTGGGCGCCACGGTGCCAGCCATCGGACTGAACGCGATCAATCGGAGACTCACGGCGTCTTTCAGCGCCATGCGGAAGATGTTTCTCGCGTCCGAAACCGAATGCGCGGAGATTTTTTCCAAAAGTTGGCGTTGCCAGTTTTGAATGTCCAAAGGTTCAAGGCTTCGCAATCGACGCAACCCAAACATCGGCCGAATGTATAGACGACAAGTGTTTGTGTAGGCGTGGAGCGTGTGATAGCCAACCCGCGTTTTCTTGTCCTCAAGCCAGCGATCCAGGTATGCGTCCACAATCAACTCCAATGAATCTGCCGGCCGTCCCGATTCCTTTTCATGAATACGATCGCGTCGCCATTTGATCGCGTCAGCTTGAAGCAAGAATGACTTCGAGGGATAGATTCGCTTCCCTGCTTTGTCGAGTCCTGCAAAATATCTTGCCTGCCAGCGTCCGCTCGAAAGTCTTTTTATGCCGTGCATCGTCTTCCCTCCGCGCGACAGAATAGACTTTGAATGTATTGACTTCAATGATTTCATGCTGCGACGTCTAACCGAGCAATACCGCCGGCGTCTTCAAACCGCAAAACTTCCTCAATCGCGAAGACGCGCTTCCGTTCCGAAAGTTGAATTGCGCGCAGCTGCCCACTCTGGACCAGACGAGTGATCGCGGACGTATCTGTGTGCCAGCGCTCCGCCAAATCTTCCGGCGTAAGTCGCTTTACCTGGCCGTTAATCGCCGCCACTTCTTCGCGAACGATTTCACGGATTCGCTGAACTAAGAGTTCGTCAAAGCTCATGAGTCTTAATTCTGCCTTTGGCTTGGCGAGAACAGTTTGACTGAATTCTCACGAAGCATCTGAAACTCTTCCTCCGACATGTGCATTACGCCCAGACGGTTAATTTCGGTGGCTAAGTCCTCAATCTTGATCTGAATACCCGGAGCGCCGCACGATAGTCGATAGAGCACCAACAAGACTCGAATCGCTTTCTGTTCGCGCGTCAGTGCTTGAATCATGCAACCCTCGCTTCCCTGCTGTAATCCTCTGGCCACTGCCAGCCAGGCATCACGTCGGTAATGAACACTCTGTTTTGGCTTCGCTCAACGACCCGGCCGCCCTTGGTCCAGACTGTCGCGGGCAAAGATGCTTGACCACGAAGAAAGTCCGCACCCAGATCAACAAGCTTCCACTGACCACGGCCGACTTGAACGACAACTGAGAAGTAGCGCAGCTTCTGAAAGTTATTGAACTCCGCTCCGGCCGTCAGACCAATTTCACTGATTCGAATCGGCCCGCCGCCAGCTTGATGAAGTTTCCACAAAGCCGAGACGAGGCCTTTGCACATTCTGTGTGGGAATGTTCTGGTGAGACGCTGGCCACAGTGAGAACAGACGCCATCTTTGCTCCGGGAAAGGGGCTGAACGTTCGTCAGTAGCGATGGCTGTGTTGCGCTCATTAAAGCTGTTTGCAGAGTTCTTCGATTGCGTCTTGCTCTTCCATGTACCGCTTGCACTCAGCGATGTCTTGATCGGGCTTTAGGCGAAAGACGTTGACTCGCATCCATTCCCAGTTCGGCCAGCCGTAGTGCATCCACACCGAACGTAGCTCCCAAACTATCAACGCTCGAAACGCTCGCCACGGACCTTTGTAACAGGCTTCGATGTAGAGCCATGACGTCATCACAATCAGAAAATCCGGACACTGCGGAAGCTCACAATTACCCTTCAGGCGAGCCCGGCGACGTGCCCGGGCTTTGTCCCAGTTGAAGTCCTTGAAGCGTCCGAAGTTCATGCTGCCTTGGCTCTTTCTAACTTCCTGCGAACGATATGATCTCGAGTGTCTTTCGCCCTGGCGTTTTCCACTCGTGCCGGACGGTGGCCTAAGTGCCAACCTCCGCAGAATTCACATGGGTACGCATCAAGCAAATCGCCACCTTGTCTTACGATTTCTTTCGCCCGTTGGCGGGCTAATTGGGCAGAGGGAAACCGGAGCTTGCGCTCACACTTCTTTCTCCGGAGATGTCGCTTGCTGCTCATGATGCGTTTGGATATTCGTTCCACTCTCGGCCATCGAGCTCGCGGCCGGCGGCTTTCTTACCGACGCGCTTTGATACTGGACTTTCGTCACCTTGATCCGGCCATAAGTGCCACCGCGGATCGGTAGATAGTCGAACGCGGGATGAGGCGTCGCGTGACACGGGAAACCACTCTCCCCACTGTTTGAAGAAAAACGGAACGCCCGCCGCAACGCATTGATCACGAATTGAGCGAACCCAGTCAGGGTGCATCGGACGCGCCCCGGGGCCCGACTCACCACCGACTACAACCCAACCTAACGTCGGATGCGAATCAATCCAGGGTGCGTGGGTCTGCGCGCACACGTTCAGCCACGAACGGTCGAATACGATCGGGCCCAGCAGCGGCTCGACACTCAGCCACCGAACCGCCCCTGGTGTTTTCATTAGTAGCGGGATCCGCTCGTCAGCGGTCTTTTGGTCTTCGACTGAGACGCCCAGCCAGACGTTTGGAAGAGGTTCATCGAAGTCAAAGCAGATTCGCGCGGTTTCCAGAATTGAAAGCATTCTCGCTGGCCGCTTTGTCAACACCTGGAAAGTGTGCTGCTTGGCGAGGGCCATGACTCCGAAGACCTGGCCGATGTCGATTTCATCAAGCGACTCATGAAACAGATCGCTCATCGAATTAACAAAAATCCGACGCGGCCGTTTCCACCGCAGAGGGTCTTCCAGATGCTCTTCAACCAGGCGAACCTTCCCGGTCCAATGCGCTCCAGACGAATTCCGATAAGCGAGCCCCTCATAAGCCTGGCCCTCACCACTGAACCGCGCCGCCACCTGCATCGCGTAGCAGTTGCGACACCCCTCAGAGACAACAGAACACCCGCGCACTGGATTCCAGGTCGCGTCCGTCCATTCGATCTTTGACTTGTCGCCCATCACATCACCTTCGCAAGTTTCAGAATCCCAACCACCGCCCCAACGATGAAGCCGCCAACAAATAGTCCCCAGCGTCCCATCAATCGACATGAAGGACAGAACCATTCGCCGCGGCTCATTGGGTTGAGCTCGTCGTTGCAGAGTTTGTTGAGACAACGTTTCATAGTTTTCTAAACTCCACGACCCAGACCCAGGGATTTGAATTCCAGTCACAGCCTTTTCGCTTGCCGTTGATCTTATCCCAGCCGTTCACCCACCAATTGCGGCGATTAGCGATGGCAAATTCAACAGACTGATTGCTAAGCTGCCCAACAATTGGCCCTGACGGGCAACCTTCAGCAACGACGTCCTTCGTGCTTATCTCCTGCAACCGCTCCACTCTGACGTTGGTTATTTCGAGGATGATGCGAGACAGGTTGCGCGGCATGAAGATTGACGGTCGCCACTTCAAATCTTCGGCGGGGTTGTCGTCATGACTCAGGCCTGTCGGATGGTCAGCGCGGAAGAATGCGCGATCTGCCAGTGCGCCGGTGCCAGGGTCTTTGGTTCTCAGGTCATCAAGGTGCGCAAACGTCTCGCGCACCCAAAGACGATCACCGCCCGCGCCATAAGGACATGCACGAATGATCGGTGGTATGGAGATCGGGAAATTGCCGTGACACACGCCTTTGAAAAACCAGTTCCCGCAAGAGCCGTGACTACGCTGTAAGGATGTCCGTTCTTCCAGCGTTTCATATTTCCGATTGAAAGCTTCAAAGTAAGGCTGAGGTTTGATAACCCGCCGAGTCTGAGTCTTGCGCCCTTCCAGAATTGCGCGAACCATCGGGCCACTGAAAAGGATCGGCCGCTCGCGAACATCGGTTGATTGTTTGGTTGCTGCTTTCATTTCGATTGATGGGCGTCTCTCCGCCCTGTCACGTTGCACCTGTGCCACCCAAGTTCTCTGTTGCGGTTAACAACTACTTCCGCGAGTGGCCATCCGGCGTCATCGGTTTGTATCGCTTCCCCTGACAAGACCGGCCTGCCAGTTCAGCCGACTTTTAGCCGAGCTTTTTTCGCCTCCGTCAGCGACGGGTAACCTAAGCCTAAAAAGGTCAGAGGGCCGTGCAATAAATCTCAATCACGCTCTTGCCGCCGGCGCGCGCCCGCGCTTCTTTGCAACTTGATCTTTGATTGAACCCAGGTTGGCCACCGGAGCTTTCTGGGTTTCGTCTTTGGCGTTGTCTTTGCCGTTGCCCTCGGTCTTCAAGGCTTCAGCCTTCCCGTTGCCACCCTTCAAGACCTTGGCTTTCTTGTCGGCTGTGGTTTCGGCGGGCGCTTCCTCGACCTCAAACAGCGGATACTGTTTCGCAGCTTTGAAGAATGCGCTCAGGTCATCGCTCCACGCGCCGTAGCGTTTGGCAATCAACGTCATTTCCTTCACGTCGTAATCACCAATCGACGGCTTGCCGGATTCAAGGTCATAATCCAGCCGGCAGAACTGTTGATCAACCCACGCCTTGCGCTGTTCGGGTTTCAGAAGATTCCAGGCGTGCTTACTCACGACCAACACAACGAGCGGCATGGGCCCGTTGAAGTCGGTCTCTTCGTCACCAGAGGCGAGGAACGCGTTCAGCCCGCTGACGATCTTAATGTCGCCGAGGATGGGTTTGCCCTTGCGCATCTGGGCGACGGCCATCCCGGTCTTTTCGTCCTTCTTTTCCTGAAATATGTAGAGGATTTCCTTGCTCGAGAACTCGTCTTTGTGGTGCTCGCGAATTACTGCGTTCGCGACTTTTTCAACGTCGGGCGCTTTGCTGTATTGCATTAGAGACTCCTTCCGAATTTGCGGCTGTGTGTGAACAGTCCGGAGACGTTGCGACATTGAAGCCGCCTTCGGTTTCGTAGTGGCAACAGTTATTAACGAAGTCGATTACTTCAGTGAGCGTGAGACAGATGCGAGCCATTTTGTACATCAGTTCCGGCTCCGCATTCGCCAACAGAATCGCTGTTGGCTTACCGGCGCCAATGGCATATCCAGCTTCAAGGTGAGCCGAGCGCCCGCATGGCATCACGAGCACGCAAACATCGCATCGTTCGAGCGCGTCCATGTCCTTCCGGTAACCCATTCGAGCAATCGGATGATCGAGCGCATCACGGAACTCCGACGGCGTCCACTGTTTCCAGTCGCCATCAACTTCCGTCCAATGGAAGCCGTTGTCACCGGGCGTGGGTTGCTTGAAGTCGTAAACCTCATGACCTATTGCACGAAGAGCGGCAATCACATGCGGCTGGAAATCGTTCCGCCATGAACTTGCTACGTAGATCTTCATTTACTCTCCTTGAACCAGCGGGCGAGCGCCGCACTGGTAATGTCTTTGATTTCTTCGAGGGTAGCCATTCGCGGTTCGGCTGAAACCCAGTCGGTTCCGGCTAGCCAAAACACTCGGGCGTGTTCAGTGTCTTCACGGAAAGTGCGAGTAACGATGGTTACCGTTCCGTCTTCAGGAATTGATTGATGCACCTCGTCATGCCGTTGCCGATAGACTTGACCGGCTTCGTAGCTTTCGCATCTGCCCTTGCGGAGACGGATCGGTGTTGGTTGAGTTTTGACGCACCCGCCTGGCCCACATTCAAGAATCGCATAAAGGAACTCTTGTTCACTTTCAGGGTCGAGCGTGTAGCGATACTGGTTAACCCAGCCCGCGACGATGAGAGATTCAAAACTCCACGGATGATCGTGCATCGTGGAAACGTTCGGTACCGCGTAGCGCGAATCCCAAACGTGAAGTCGGACTTCAGTGCTGAGATACAGGCGCAGCATCCCGAGGCCTTGAAGGCTCCACTTATACGCCGTGGCATTTTCGAGAATTGTCTGGACGAGTTGCTTCGTGATCTTCATGGAAGCGGACCCTCCCCGTTGCTTTGAATTCCAACTCCAAATTGTTCACCGTACCGCCGCGGCGGGCTCGGAACTATGCACTCGTCATCACAGCCGGACTTCTCTTCACCGGGAAAGTTGATAATGATTGAATTCTGCAGACTCCCAACAACCTTGCCGTGCTTGCTGAACACTTCGATGAATGTGTTTGTTTGATCAATCCGGCCCGGGATGTAGGTAACGCATGAAGAGTGAGTCATGCCGCTTGTAGGCTTCTCAGTTACCGGATGGACATAAGCGACTCGCCGATTGAAGAAGCACGTTGGAAAATCGAGGAGCGAATTCGCGCACTTCAGTTGAGTAATCTGAGTTGTCTCAATGCTGAACGCCAGGAATATCGCATGACCAAATTCGGGGTTGTGTTGGCGCTCCCGAAGTAACCGATTCCAGAATGCCTTGGTGCGCGATTCGCCGGCGTCGGTCTTTCCGCCTGGCGGGTTCAGCCAAATCGATCGCGGCTTCGGATGGTTTAGCGAGATGCGCCACTGTGCGGTCAGACCGTTGCGAGCTTCGTCAATCCAAGCCTGCGCCTGAACATAGTTGTTTGCTTGCTCGGAGCTCGCAGGATCCAAATCGATTCGACCGAGAACCTTAGTCGCCGCTTCGATGATCCACGGAGGCGTGATCCAGTTCGGAGTATTGCTTGAGTGTCTATTGTTCACGCTATCTTTTTGCTCCCGATCGGCTTGGCTCTAACGACACCAATGTTTCCGCAGAATTCAGACTTCATTGTCGGTTTCCGTGCGTACCCGCCATCGTTTGCCGGAATGCGCAGCGTCAACAAATCGTCAACGCAGGAATCGCAAAGGCCATCGATCAAATCCTCAGAGTCGAATACGGGCTTTTGGCATTGAGTGCACATCAGGCAGTTTCCTCTTTCAAAAGCGGTTCAGTTCTTTCGACGGACGCTCCACACTTTTGACAATTCAGTTCTTCATGCCACAAACGATCCACCTCGCCCGCCAGGTCAGCTTTGATTTCCTCAAGACGCGCTATTCTTTCGTCGCGCCACTTCACTTCGGCGCGCAGAAATTCAAGTTCTTCATGTGTCGTTCTCACGCTGCGAAGCTCCTCTCCCGCCAATCGACTTCGCGAAACTCCATCACTCGACCGTTGAAAATTAACGGCACGCTACCGCCTGCATCTTCATCGCGTTGATAGTCGATGTAGATCGTTGCCGGTCGCGCGCCTGCCTCACCCTTCCCAAGCTCAGTCCACAAAACCAACCCAACATCAACAGCCTTTGCGGCTTCGCGTGATTCCGCAGATTGATGGAAGTAGGGCGCCACGCGATCATCCGGTCGCCGGGTCACAGTTGGCTTTTCGTAGGATTCAGACGTTGGGTGACTTAGCGCCAATGTCGCGATGTTGAATTCTTGCGAGATGTTTTTGAACCCGCGCCAGATCCCCGCTACTTCATCGGCTCGGCTCCCACCCTTGCGAGTCCTGGCGGTGAACTGATTCGTGTAATCTGCAATCACTAAGTCGATGTTTTCCAGCCGGACCATCTCCCGGGTTTTGGTTCTGACTTGTTCAATGTCGGACGTGAAGTCGTCGATGAATATCCCTAAATTTTCAAGGTTGTGAGTCGCTGCAGTCAGTGACCGGATTCTGTTTTCATCCAGCCCGAACCGAATCTGACTAACCGGCACGTCGGTGTAAGGCGCAAGCATCCGGTAGAAGTATTTCAAGTCGCTCATCTCGCGAGTGAAAACCAAAACTCGGTGACCGTTCTTGGCAGCATGAACGGTTAGCTGTTTAGCAGCTGCGCTCTTGCCATGCTTCTGCACGCCAATCAGTCCCCACAGCTCGGTGCGATTCAACCCACCCCGGCACGCGTTGTTTAGTCGCTCCCACGGAGTAGCGATCGCGCCTGAGTCCGATGAGTTCAGTTTCGAAAGATGCTCGCGACTCTTGATCGCAATCTGCTTCATCGAAGCAACGCCGCGGCCGTCACTTTTTCGTGAGTCACGCAAGGCAAAAATTGATTGCTCGGCGTTTTCAAGAATCACGTCATGATCGTCTTCTTCTTCGAACGCGTCCGAGGTGATCTTGTTTGCGGTTTTGATTAACTGGCGGAGCAAAGATTTCCCTCGAACAACCCTTGCAAACTTCGCGATTGAGGTGACGTGCGGCATTCCATTTGTGAGACTCGTCAGGAACATTGGTCCACCGATAGAACCCAGCTCGTTATCGCGCCGCAGTTCCTCCATCAAGAGCACGGGATCAATCTCTACGCCGACTCGATAAAGTGAAAGCATCGCCATGAAAACCCGACGGTGAGCCGGAACGTAGAAGTCTGCGCCGGTTTCGATATCCAACATTTGAACTGCCTGGTCGATAAGAGAATTGTCGAGAATGATCGCAGCGAGAATCGCGCGCTCAGTATCCGGCGACGAAGGCATTGCTCGGTCAAGAATTTGATCGTATTCGCTCATTTTGCTGATGCCATGAAAGACGGATTTTGATGACCATTAGATCTTCCTTCGTAAATCCCAATGAACCTTTCGAGCTTTGTCCCGTCTCGACAAATCAACTCGAGATCATCAAAGACCTGGTGCCGATCGTTTTCACCCATGTTGTGTGGTGACAGCTTGCAACCGCGGATGGCTTTTACAATCTGGTCGACGGTGTAACCCTCCTTGAGTCTGCCTAACACCGCTCGTTCTCGTTTAGCCGTAAATATGGCCTGAGGATGTTCCAGATGCTGAGCCCAGAAATTGAAAACTTGCTTTGCGGTCGCGCCACGCGACAAAGGTTGATCCGAAGATGAAGATGAAGATGAAGATGAAGGGGTTGATTTTTGGTTAACCCCAGTGGTTGGAGTTTGCTTATCCCCAGTGGTTGGATTTAGGTTAAGCAAAACCGGATTTCCACCCCTTTTCCCCGCCTCCGTGCGTACTTTCCGTACACTTTCGTCTCGGACCATTCGCCGACTGATCAAGGCCCCGGTTTCTTCGTCCCGGCTCGCCACCCCATACCTCAACAAGGTGGTTAGGGTCTTGGTTAGAATTTGGTTATCCAAACCGAGGATGCGAGCCAGGGCCTCATCAGGCATCGGTTGCCCGTTCAGGAGTAGCTTTCCGCGCTCAGGAGACTCGTGCATAAGACAAAGAATTTCGAACCAAACACCCCGATCAAAATAGTCAAGCGATTGAACGCCTGGATCTTTCCGCCAGTCCGCTGGATAGAACTGGATGGCCGGCAATTTCATACTGATAACTCGGCCTCCGGGATTGAATCTTCGAACGTGGTTTGCGTATTCATTCGAGTTACGTTTTCAACTTGCTCAGGGCCCGTCACGCGGCTGCAAACTTTTTGCCGGATGCTCCTCATAGCTCCTCAGCCATGCACTGAGAAATTAAGCAGTCTCACTCTGCCCCATCCGGCAAATTTCAAAAGAACTTTTCAATGCGGGCCAGCTTCCCCACACTGGCCCGCTTCTCTGACGCAGCGCGCCCCTGCCCCCCAAAGGCTAACGCCACGCGTCAGAACTCAAGTCCGTGCACTGAGGCTCGTCAGCGACTTCTCTAAGACGGCGACAAGCGGACTGGAGCCTTGTCTCAGTGCAACCAGCTGCTGAACCTTGATATCCACCTCAGCCAGGAAATCGATTACCTGTGACTCTATGTTGGCAATGCGTAGTTCGTCTCGGAAGATGCGACGAACGAACAGCTTCAAATCCTCAGGCATGAGCGGATCGTAACTGGCGAAGTCCCACCACGATCGGCCCGTGCAGGCCATTCCAAATTCGCATTGCAAGATGTAATCGGGATCGATGACGCCAGAGATCAACATTTCGATATGCGCTGGCGTGTCGCATGCCTTCAGTTCCAAACCGCCGTCTTCACCAATCAGTCCGTCAGGCGATGCGCCGGCATTGGGAATACTCGGGTGTTCGATAAAGCCGACTTCATTAACTGTGTTATCGGAATAGAACTCGTAGGCTCTGCGAGCTTCCGGCTCAACCTCAAGGCGCCGCTCTAAGCTCAGGACCGTGCGTTGAGCCATCGGCTTCCCGGTTATCCGCTCAGCTACCAACTTCGCCAGGTAATGCTTGCGGTCCGCTCCCCAGCCTTTCTGAGTGCGGCGCATCAAGTCACCGATTCGCGAAGCCGTAACCCGGCCAGCACGAAGTGCAAACCACTCGGCCGAACCTTGAATTATTTGTTCCATAGCTTCACGCACTCTGCGGATCGATGATCCAGCCCAATACGACATTGATGTCTTTGCGATTGATTTGCTCGACCTTGGTTAGGCCAAACCGCTTTCTGAAGTCACCAATAGACAGCGCGGCATGTTCCATCTTGGCGGTAATCGTTTTTACGGTAGACGCCTCAATAGCCTCTGCCGGCGGAGCGAGCTCTAACGGTGTGCGCCCGGCCTTTTTCGCAGCCATCTCTTTCCCGTGTTTTGTGAAGGCCGTAACCGCGCTGTCGTAAAGTGAAGCGGGAAGGTTTTCGATCTTGTCGATCTGGTAATACTTCAAGAGTTTGGGGATGCTGGATTTGGTCTCTTTCGCGAGATCTGTCAGAGCTAAAACCTGCTCCTCGGTAATGGGTGTCTTCGGCGCATTGCCATCGTTATCCTCCTCGGTGATGGCGAGGTTGAAGATCATCCCAGCGAGATAACGCTTCCCGTAGGAAATGCCATTGCCCGTGGCGTGAGTCTTTGTCATGACGTCGCCACCCTTCGCACCCTTTCCGTCAGTTGGCATATCCAGATAGGGGTACTCAACGTGGCCGTCGCGATGCGCCACTCTACAAACAAGACGGATATTTTCAGGCGGAGCGCCCTCACCCTGCCTAAAACTGAGCGAAAATCCGTGCTTCGTGTAAACCGGTCGGATCACCTTGTCTACAGCGTCATATTTCGCATATTTGCTGTGGGTTTGCGGATTGTTAGATTTGGCGATTATTTGACCCATTTCGCTTTGGGCTGCTGACATCGCGCTGGAATAAGCAGCTTCAGCTTCAGCTTTTTGGCGCTTCCAATAGACTTCTTCAACTTTGTCAATCAGGGCCAGCCGTTCAGTCAGCGTTAGGCCTTCAACTTTCATCGCCTCCGCGATCAACGGATTCGGCTCCGCCACAATCTTTCGCCCTTCGGGCTCAAGCAGCGGCGCGGTCTTCTCTCTTATTTCCATTTCGGTTTGCATAGTCTTTTTCCTTTTGTTCAAAGTACATTTCAGAGGGCAGGACTACGATTCCTGCGAATTCAGCGAGAAACTTGGCAGCGCGATCCAGATATTGCGCAAATTCTGCGGTGTCCATGTCGTGGGTGTCCGGCGCGACTTCCATGACTTCGCCGGTCGACTTGTTGATGATTTCCTTGAGACCAAGGACGTGCTTTTTCAACATCTCGTGGGCCTGTTCGGCGGTGATCCACGGCTCTCCGGTGTTCTCTCTCAGCCACTCAAGCCAGCCAGGAATGAAGGCTGCCCAGTAATATCCGTTAGCATTCAAAGAGCGCTTCTTCTTTCGAGGGCGCATCTCGAATTCCCATAGGCCACTCATCGTCCCAATCTTCTGCATGAGCCTGCGCTTGTTGTGCAGACTGTCCATGTTCAAAACTAGAGGCGGCTCTTTGATTTTCATGCCAGCCTCCCAACCGTTTTTCTCAGAACAGTCCAGAGATAGCAGCGCGCCCGTTCACGCAACGTCCCTGGCCGCGCAAACTTAGTGCTCAAACGAACCTGTATGGAGCTCGCGTAATACTTCATGCCGTGACTTCCGCCGGCCGAAAACTGGCCAGCAACTTTTGCAAGGCCTCGATTGCCTCAATAATTTCCCTTCGCTGTTCCGGCAAAGGCCTACCTTCCAAACGAGATCTCACGATGTCGGCAAATTCAGTAGCCGCACACCCTAAAAGGCCGTCCGAGCAATAGGCTTGAACCTCATCAGCCAACATCGGCTCAGCCACTGAACCCATGAAGATCCAAATCTGCCGCGCTGACTGCTTATTTACTTGAGAGATTTCGTTCAGGAAATGGAGGGCTTTAAAGACCGGACATGGAGTATCTAAGTTGGGGTTAATTGCCTGTGATACCGCCGAAAATCCCACCCCTCGAAGTTGGGCCAGCTTTGCCCGATCCCCATGCTTCAGCGAATCGCTGACAACTACTTTGACTTCGTGCAGACTTGGTATCACGGTTTACTAAACTCTTGCGGTTAATAACAGTTGACTGATTTGGCAGGTAAGACCATATTGCGGGCCTTCCTTGGTTCGGGCACTTCGGCTGAGGGAGAGCGTCAACGACGCTGGGAGTGAGGCGGCAACCCCACTCCCGAACATCCCCCTTTCAGGCCGCTTTCGCGGTCTCTTCTGATTCTTTGGCTTTGCGTACCAAGTCGATAATCACTTCGGGCACGCTGCGAAATCCGCCGCCCTTAGCTTTTTCGACTAGCCATCGATCCAGAGAAACCGGGATGCGCACTCCCCTGTTATTCGTCGTCGGTTTTTTCTTTTCGTTCGCCATTGCGTGCGAACGATAGCAGGTGCTAGCGACTGCTGTCAAGCAGATTTATTGCGCACCATTCAAGGAGGTGTTTATGATCCGTTCCTCAATGCCCCCCAAAGACAACAAAGGATTTTTCATTCGACCGCCGCGCGAGCTCGTAAACCGGCTGGAAAAACTGGCCTTAGAGTTCAAAAAGCCCAGTGCCAATCAAGTTGCGGTCGAGGTAATTACTGAATACCTGGATTCGTGGGTTGAGATTGAGGAAGCCCGGCGCGGCGCTCTTTCTGCCCAGCAAGAGCGGTTTGAGCGCATCAAATCAGAAGTAATGCGCCAGCCTCTGCATGAAGCAAAAACGGAAGCCGATGACAAGCCAATAGTAAGGAGGAAAACGCGATGAATAATACTGCCCCCAAGCTGTATTCTTATGTTTACGCAGGATCGCCGGCCCCGCTCGGCGATGACAATGAATTGTTCGACTTAGCTACACACCTGATTAAAAACCCCCGAGATACCATGTTTGTGAAGGTCTGCGGGGATAGCATGATTGAAGCAAAAGTCTTCGATGGTGACATTTTGATCGTGGATCGGAAGGCCGAGCCATACCCTGACAGCATCGTTGTTGCCCAAACCGAAGATGGGTACACAGTAAAGAGGTTTGAGCGCCAGAGCGGACGGCTGCGCCTCGTCCCGGCCAACTCTGACCACGGCCCCGTAGAGATAACCGAGAATACCCGCATTTGTGGCGTCGCGACCTTCGCGATACATCGCCTTTAGTTTCTAATTCAAACCGTTTCTAGGCCCGTTTCCGTCACCGGAGCGGGCCTTTATTTTTGCCTGCCTACGTCTCCCGAAAATAATTCTTACCGACCCTATTGACAAGCTCGCTAGCAGGTGCTAGCATTTGCTTGCATGGGAATCGCCAACAAGAACGCAGACGAGATACTTACCGAATTCGCGGCAGGTGACCGCGACGGGCAAGGCCGTGCACATGCGGCGGTAACCCGCGCGTTGGCTAAAGGTGATCTGGTTCGACAATCGTGCGAGCGGTGCGGCAATGAAAAGACTGATGCCCACCACCCCGATTATTCCAAGCCTCTTGAAGTTATATGGCTTTGCCGATCTTGTCACAAAAAAGAGCATGCACGGCGCAAGCGAGAAGAGCCGCGTGGTCATTATGTGCGGATCAATAACAACTGAGAATTAAAGGACACATGTATATGAACAGCGCAACACAAACCACCAACCCCGAAACCTACCGCTTTAACGGCACCGACGGATGGGACGGCGAATACACGATCCAGCAGTTGCAACAGTTAGGCGTATTCGACCAAGACGAAGACGCTCCGGAAATCACGCCCGAACGGCTGAGCGCTTTGAGCATTGGCGAGTCGCTGAGTGCGGGCGGTGGTGCGAGTCCACTGATTACGGTCACGCGCAATCCCGTGGCCACCGTCTATATCAATCCGACAACGCGCGAAGTCATGAACTGGTATGACGCCGGGCTCTGCTCGTGGTGCGGTCACAAGTGCGGCTCGGGATCCTGCAGGGCGCGCCGCTGTGATTGCTGTACCTCGACGTGGCTGGCCGATACGGAAGCTGACTATGACGAGTTCGATTCAGGCGGTCAGGCGACGGTAGCGCCACCCATGGAGGATTGCCCGCCCTGCGTTAAGTGGTTGGCGACCGCGCATCTTGAGAATCCGGCAGCGAGCTTTGCGCCCGGCGACTGGATGGAGGTGGCCGCGTAATGCCGGGATGGAACATGCCAGCGGGTTGCACGGAAAACGATCCGTACTTTAACGACGAGAGCGAGCCGAGCGACGTTGAGGCTCACGAGCTTGAGTGCGGCTGCGTTGAATACAGCGATGGCGACAAGGCCATGTGCGCTGAGCATGACGCGGCATGGCAAGCACGGCAGGGGTTCCCTTATCGAAACACCCAACGCAAGGAGGCAGCGTGAAAGACGAATCCCTACGTGATGTTCTATTAGCCTTCGCAGCTCTCATGCTTCTGATATTCGTTTACGGTTTGGCCGCCGCGTTGGCCCAGTGAAAACGAAATGATCAATCTTTCAGAAATCCAGGAACCTTCGGCGCACGTTCGCACCCGTGCCTTGAACATGCTCGTTCAGAGACGCGGCTTGAATGAGTGGCGTGTCTCACCCAAAGAAGGCAAGCGCAACAGCAAATTAGTTCGCTTCTCAAAGCGCGGTCAATGGGTTGTTACTTGTGAAGGCTTCCACGACGGCACGCCCTGCGAAGCTAATCACTTCGGGATTCTTTGCTCGCACGTCTGGGCCGTAGCGAGACGGATTCAAATCAACGAGACACGAAGACGCAACAAACAAACGCACGAGCGCCCGCTCGCTGCTTAAAGGAGAATCATGATCCAAATACGGAACCGATGGACCGGAGAGGTCATCCATACTGACGAACAAGCCGAGACGTTACGCGACGCCGTCATAAGAGCAATTGCAAATAGAGCGAACCTGGGCGCCGCGGACCTGCGCGACGCGAACCTGAGCGCCGCGAACCTGCGCGACGCGGACCTGCGCGACGCGGACCTGCGCGACGCGAACCTGCGCGACGCGAACCTGAGCGACGCGGACCTGCGCGACGCGAACCTGCGCGACGCGGACCTGCGCGACGCGGACCTGCGCGACGCGAACCTGAGCGCCGCGAACCTGCGCGACGCGGACCTGCGCGACGCGAACCTGCGCGACGCGAACCTGAGCGACGCGGACCTGCGCGACGCGAACCTGCGCGACGCGGACCTGCGCGACGCGAACCTGCGCGACGCGGACCTGCGCGACGCGAACCTGCGCGACGCGAACCTGCGCGACGCGAACCTGAGCGCCGCGAACCTGCGCGACGCCATAGGTGTTGACCTGACTGGGGCTGACACCGGCAATTTGTCAGAGGCCGAATACTTGCGAATACGAGACGAGTTCCGAGCCCGTCACCCGGAAGTACCGATCGTGCCTCAGCTTGACGCCACAATTTGCGACATCGTTGACGGGGGGAAAGGCTCACTGGATATGGGCGGTTGGCACCAATGTCAAACGTCGCATTGTCGCGCCGGCTGGGCTATTCATCTCGCTGGCGAGGCGGGATATGCACTTGAGGCCCGCTTTGGCCCGGAGCGTGCCGGCGGAATGATTTATAGAGCCTCGACCGGACGTTGGCCGAACTTCTTTGCCGATACTGAGACCGCACTCAAAGACATCTGCGCGTGGGGTGAAAAAGAGAAGGCACAAATCGCCGCTCAGGCGTAATCCAGGTGATCAAGACGGCCCCAAAACCACCTCGGCAAAAGTCGGTACGAGATATCGAGGAAGATCTCGATCGCATCACGAGCCTTATTGTTCGCGCGCGCAATCCCTACTGTGTTTTATGTGCCTCAATTCTCAAGTTGGAATGCGGTCACTTCTTCCCGCGATTCTTCCGGCCGGTCCGCTGGGAGTTTCTCAACCTGGCCACTCTCTGCCATCGCTGCAATCAGATCCATGAGTTCAATCCAAAGCCTTATCGAAATTGGTTGCTTGAACAGTTAGGTCAAGCCGAGTTCGATGATCTCGAGCGCATGGCCCACTCAAGCAGAGTATTTCGGTATTCGGAATTAGTCGATCTCCTGGCTGAACGGAAACAGGTTTATGAAATGGAGCGACGGGCAGCGTAATGGATCTATGTGTTGATAACTTTGCGGGCGGCGGTGGCGCCAGCTTGGGAATAGAAAAGGCGCTGATGCGTCCTGTGGATGTTGCGATTAACCATAACTGGAAGGCGATCGCTATGCACCAGGCTAACCACCCTCGTACCAAACACATGACTGAAGACGTTTGGCACGTGGATCCAATGTCGCTGCTTCGCGGCCGCCGCATGGGAGTAGGATGGTTCTCGCCTGACTGCACATTCTATTCTAAGGCTCGCGGCGGCGCGCCGTTTCGAGATCCAAACCTAGCCCGGCGGGTGCGCGGCCTCGCGGCGGTAGTGATCCGATACGCCAAACTGCCGAAGTCTATTCGTCCTCGGTTGATCATCCTGGAAAACGTTGAGGAGTTTAGGGACTGGGGTCCACTACTCGCAGACGGTAAGCCTGATCCAGCGCGCAAAGGCCAGTCGTTTAGACGATGGTGGAGTCAATTGCGGAATCTTGGTTATAACATGGAGATGCGCGAGTTGCGCGCGTCACCCTACGGGACTCCAACCTGGCGTAAGCGATTATTTATCATCATGCGCTGCGACGGCGAACCGATTGTCTGGCCTGTTGGGGAGTTTGGTCCGGCAATGGAGCAACCTTACCGCACCGCTGCAGATTGTGTGGATTGGGACCTGCCGATCCCTTCAATCTTCATGACGAAAGAGCAAGCGAAGATATGGGGGAAGATCCACAACTGCCGACCGCCCAAGCGTCCATTGGTTGATGCTACGTTGCGACGTCTGGCCCGGGGGACCATGCGGTATGTGGTCAACAATCCTCGGCCCTTTATCGTTCCCGTCACCCATCAGGGTTCGGACCGTATTCATGATATCGATGAGCCTTTCCGTACGATTACCGGTGCGCACCGTGGCGAACTTGCCCTGGCTATGCCCTTTATCACCGAACACGCAAATTCAAGTTGGCAGCGCAACTTCCCAGCTAACGAACCGATGCGAACCCAGTGCGCTGAGGTCAAGGGAGGACACTTCGCTTTGGTGTCAGCTTTTCTGGCGCGTCATTATGGAGGTCATGAGAACGACGGTTCCGATATGCGCGATCCTTTCCATACGATCACGAGTCAGGATCACCATGCTTTGGTGGCTGCCCATGTGCAGCGAGACTTTGGCAACAGCATCGGCCAACAAATAGATCTACCGCTGGGAGCGATCACGAGCAATGGAGGAGGCAAGGCCGCGGTGATTGCGTCTCACATCATTAAACTAAAAGGGACTTGCCGCGATGGCCAGCCAATGGATGAGCCTCTAGACACGATTCAAGCTGGCGGACTTCATTACGGCCGGGTGCATGCCTTTCTAACGAAATACTACGGCACCGAACAAGATCCACGGCTTGAATTGCCCCTCGGGACCGTTACCACGAAGGACCGATTTGGATTGGTAACTGCCTACGGGGAGCGGTATGCCCTGTACGATCTTGGGATGAGGATGTTTACCCCGCGTGAGTTGTTCCGGGCCCAGGGCTTCGATGAAGACTACATAATCGACCCGCTTGTTGAAACTCAACGAGGCTCGGGGGTTTTCAAGCCAATGACAGCAACCGACCAGATCCGAATGTGCGGCAATAGTGTTTGCCCTCCGGTCGCCGAAGCTCTAGTTGCAGCAAACTACCGAGAAGGCAGAATTGAGATCGCCGCGTGAGCGTCGCCAGGCTCTAAAGACCCGCCACACGGCTTGTCCCGTTGATAAAAATTCTGCATTGACTCAGGGGTTACGATCAAGGCATGGCAAACGATCAACCTGAACCCAACGACCAGCCAACCCAACCAGTCTACGCACCAATTGACCGGGAAGAATTGAGAGAGTTAATCAAGCGGTATGACGTAGGGCTACCAGCGAGAGAACCTAAGTGGGAATCCTTTTGGCCGTGCTGACTATTGGATTGCAACGCCGTATTACAATTATAGTAGCCGGAAAGGGCCAAAAGAGAATGGATCAAACCGAGAATTCCAACAATAAGAATTCCGATCAAGAAAACGAGGCGGCCCTTAGAGAGTTTTTCTGGGTTAGCCTTTACGTCGGGTGTGCTGTTGTTTTCTTTGGGCTTGTCGTCGGGACGTTGGTAATTGCCGGCAACTGGCTTGATCGCAGAATCTCCGATCCTGTTCAATTTGTCACAGTAAATCTCTTGAACGTTCTGATCTTTGTCGCCATCGTTGCGCAGGTGCTTATCTACCGAAAACAATGGAAGATCATGGAGCGTCAATGGAGCGAGACGAAGAAACAGTCCGAGACCGCTCTCAAGCAATTTGAAACGACTGATCGACCGTGGCTTTCCTTCCACGTCGCTCCGAGCAAGTCTCTGACCTTTACTGATAACGGATTGGAGATGCAGTTTAAGGTTGCAGCAAAGAATATTGGCCGATCCGTAGCAATAAACGCCACGATCAACGCAAAGCCCATAATTCCTCAACTGGGCGCAGGGTATGATGTTTTTGGTGAAGTAAAGAGGGAGCAAGAGCGAGTCTGTAGCAATGTTGACTCGAAATTCCTGTCTTATATTATCTTTCCCGGTGATGACTACACTATTTACCAAGGTGCTTGCCTGAGCCAGGAACAAGTTGAACGCGGCCGATTGCTGGAAACTCCTATTTTTGCAATCTATCTTGTCGGGTGTGTGGACTACCAATTTGTCGGACACGAGCGGCATCATCAAACTCGGTTTATCTATGAAGTCCGGAGCGGTATAGGACTTAACATCGGTAAGGATGTTCCATTGCCGGAGTTGGCATTGCGTAAACACTTTTTTGGCGGCGATTACGCTGATTAGGATTTTGAGTGATAAAACGACTAACGAAATCCAAATTAGGCCACTACCCAACGCCGCTTTTCCTTGACTTTCCGTTGGTTCGCTGTCATAAGGATGCCCAGCCCGGCCTTGCAGGAATCGCAATGGTCATCCAGGTAGCCCGGGTAGTAGGAGCGAATGCCCCCTCACCGTCCAAGAGATCATAATTCTGCTCTCGAAACAATTGCGTGAGTTCTTTAGCATTTCGGGAGACCTCGCAGATAATGACAGGTCGCTTTGCAAATAAGGACTTGCAGCAACTCAATGCTTCCAACTCCGCTCCTTCTATGTCGATTTTTAGAACGTCCGGCAAAGGGAAAATCTCGCCGAGATGGTCCAAAGTCGTTGTGCGCACACGGCAGATGCTCGCAGTGCCGCCAGCTGGAATCTGCCCATAACCTTCCAAAAAATTAGCCGAACGTGATCGGGTTGCGATATGGAAGTTTCGAACACCTGAGGAACCCGCGACGGCTGAATCGACAAGCACGATCTTAGCTAGGCCCTTACGAGAATCAGCTATGGACCGCGTGAGAAGTTTTAGATTGCCCAAATCCGGCTCAACGGCTACCACCAACCCTGCAGGCCCCGCTCGATAGGCCGCTGCAAAAGTGAATAATCCGACATTAGCGCCTATATCCCATACGACTGCGCCAGTCTGGACAAAGCGTCTCGCCGACTCCAGCAGTGGAGGGTCTATCAGTCTCATTGGCTTGAATAAGTATCTTAACCCGCCAGCCTGAGTGGTGACATAAAGTTTTGATCCTCCAAGATTAGATGGGAGACGCCGATTGAAACCAAGAGAACCCGTGAGTCTTTCTACGAGGGCGCGCAACATTTTTGCCAGAGTATTTGGTTCGAGATTACTAAGTCAATCCGCATCTTAAAGAGCGCCACAATTTGACATAGCCCCGTTTATCAATTTAATTGGTAGCGCTACCTCTCATGAACGCGGCCTTACATTATCGTCACCGGTATTACTCGCCAGCGTACGCCGCGCGCGTCGACATTGACGGCACGCCTCTGTTAGACGACCTGGCCCGCCGCTATCTGCCAAGTGGTGCCTGCGTCCTGGATGTCGGCGCCGGAGCTGGTGGCCGCAAACATCCCTGTCGCGAGCCTGGCATCAGACTGGTTGGGATTGACCCGTCACCGCTGGTAACAAGCAACCCTGATTTGGATTGCTGCGTATGTCACCCGGCTGAAGAAATGCCGTTTGAGTCCGGCAGCTTCGACCTGGTATTTTCCGACTTCACATTGGAACACCTTCCCAATCCCGAAGCTGTAATCAGCGAGATCCATCGGGTCTTAAAGCCAGGCGGGCACTTGGTATTCCGGACCGTGAATGCCTACCATTATGTCGCCATGATCGCTCGATTCACCCCTGCCGGGCTGCGCGATCGCTTCTTAGAATTGGCGACTCGTTCGGAGGCTTTCCCAACTTTCTATCGACTGAACACACGGAAGAAAATCAAGCGCCTGCTGCAGCACAACGGATTTAAGCTTGAGAGCGCAATTATGGTGGAAGGGCCACCGGACTACCTGGCTTTTTCACCGGTACTTTATTCGTTGGGCTTGATGTATGAGCGCATAGCCAATTCGAGCCGCTATTTCGACTTCATGAAATCGAACCTCATTATGGCGGCCGCCAAAGACGTAGACGCGCCAGCCTTAGGTGAGCCTGACGTACGTGAGAGTGGTCCTGCCGTCTGCGTTTGAATAGAAACTATCAGAGGAATATGTTCCCAAAGATGACCGCCACCCTTGCAACTCAATAGTTTTCGTGCCAGCCACGGTTATCAGACAAGACCCGCTCACCTGCCCATCAAATTCATTGTGAGAATCAGTGAATAGGATCAAGAGTTCGCTTCCCGACACCGCTGCGGAATCTGTGTTGTTGTAGAGTCTCGACCTGAGGAAAGCATAGCCTGCGCTCACTTGCACTTGGTAGTGGATTTGAACCAGCACTAAATAAGTTCCTGCTGTGAGGGAAAGCGTCAGCCCGGTCGCCTCGAAAGTATCATTGGTTGACGGGGTAAAGGTTGAAGGGAGCGCAGACGAACCACTCGTGTTGGGAATGATGGTCTCAAGCTTATCCCTGATCGCGTTCTTGGTTGGAACACTTGTATTACCGTTCCATGTTGTTGAGTCGTATGCGTCATCAGGAACCTTCACATTTCCTGAGTACGGATCGAGAACGATGTCGCCCGAGGAATTGGTTTTAACAAGCGAAGTCTGATTTGTTTCATTGCTCAGCGCATAAGCGGACGTGTAAATCTGCATCCCATACTTGGAGTAATCAACGTGAAGACTGCTGCCGATCTTGACGTTCGTGTCTGAGAGCAATCGATCTCGCCCGACTACTGTAATCTGTGGATTTGCATAGCTCGCATAACTACTGGTCGCGGTGAAGTTGATCCAACCCAAAGCTGATGGCCCGTTGTTACCGATCAAAGTCAATTGGATCGCGTTGTAGGAATAGAGCGCGAAGATGTCAGCGTTGCCAGCCTGCAAAACACAATGTTCAATCGTCAGTTCAGTGTATCCCCCGATGTTTGGGCCGCTGTAAATGATGAAGGGCACGAGAGCACTAGCGGTCGCATCGCTGATTAGCTGCCGGAGGTTGGCTTGCCTGAACCCATTACCACTTAACGGATGTCGAGCGTCCAGCGTGAAGAAAACCCTGTACTCACCCGCGCCGGCCAGCGACGTGATGCCCTCAAAACCATTATTGAAGTCGCCCGCCCATCGAAGATTGCCAGAGTTCGCTGAACTGGAATCGCCGGAAGTAAAGAACCCGCAATCTCTGAATAGAAGATCCCCGGTCTGATTCCCATGAACATCGGCGCCCCAGGCTAAGCCACCAAACTGACAATTCTCGAAGTACAGTTCGGAGGTTATGTGACTGCTTGTGCTCGCACCATCAATAGGAATCTGAAACCCGATACTTCCAGCAGCGTTGGCTGAGAAGCTGGACCGCTTCCAGACTGATTGAAATCCTCCACCACCAAAGAAGTCACACGAGACGAGGGCGTACTTAACTCTCGAATTCGGATCGGCAAAGTCCAGATTCTCCCATGTGATTGCAGACCCGCAAGCGAGAATTCCAATCACCCCCGTTTGAGTTCCGGTGTATTGAATCCTCACTACAGACGTGAAGTTGATCATGTCCGCGGCCGCCCCTGAAATCCGAACGCCTGTTACGACCGTTCCGCTCGAGTTCTTTAATCGAAGAATGAGAGGTACTTGAGTGTCAACCGTACCGACAACAGAAACGATGCCGCCTCCCGCCTCCATTGAGGCGTCATAGGCTTGCTGAAATCCCGAGACGACAGAATGAGCCGTCCCGGCAGATGGAGCGGCCCCGCCTGAGTTGTAAGCGAAGATAAACCCGTTGACGTGGCTTAGGGGAACGGTGTCCTGTAAGTGCATCGATCCAGCCGATGCCGTGGTCCCAAGATAGCGACGGACCGCTACAGCACCCGACGGAGGCTCGACAGCCTGACGGAACTTGATGTAATCCCCGGCGCTGACTGCGATGCCCGATGAAATCGCACTTAGGGCGCTCTCGGTCCCATCCCCGCAGAGATAAGCATAAGCACCGTAATAGGTAGTCGCCGCGATAATTCCGGTCGATGTCACCGTTGGGGCAGTGACCGGCGGGCTAACCGTCAGACCGTTGAACGTTGTAGTCGTTGCGGCCCCGGCCGGAGGCGCGGCCCCTGCGGCGTTCCAGATAACACCACTCCCACCAAAAGGGCCATCATTGTCACCAAAGGCAAATTGACCGGGAATGTTCGGGGAAGGAATCCCATCGGCTTTGTGATAGGTCGCTCCACCATCGTTGGACATGTAGACGTTGCAGGCAACTGCCCACTTGGAATTATTCCCGAGTGAAGCAAAGACCTTGACCCCTAGTCCCTGCGTTGTCGTTCCGGTGAAAGTCGTTGCAGGAGATAACCCTGTCTCGCCATTCCAAGTCAGATAGGTGTAAGCAACTTTATAAGAAGCAGCGGCAAGACCAGCGCCAAACGCTGCAGCTTTCGTGAGTGTTGGCGCGCTTGTTGGTGCTGGTACTGTAACGGTTAGATCGTCGTAGCCATGCGGGAAAAAGGTGTTTCCAAGCCCCAGATCTGCGGGCTTCCACGTTTTATGCGTGTCGTCCCAAACGTGTACTTGTCCGTCTCGAATTAGCGCAGTCATTATCCCGTCACCGTTGATGGCAAACTCTCAATGCCAGTGTCTGCTATTTGGGTTATGTCGAAGCGAACCGTTGCCGGGTTAGTCCCTCCAAAATCCGTTTTTGCCATGTCGTCCGTGTAGACGAACTGTCGCGGATAATACGGTTTGACGCGCACCTTTAGCGCCCCTTGCGCTCCCGGTAACGATTCCGAAAAGGACATACTCAGCTTGACTGGATAATCAATCGGGTTCTGAAAAGTACGCATCCAGAGCGCGTCATTCACGTAATACTCGGCATGTCCGTTCTTTAGTTGAATCTTGAGTCGAGATCCGGCCAAAAGTCGTCGTTTTAGTCCGGTGGCCCCTTCGGCGTCAATAAACTGAGGCGAGCCAGAAGACGTTGAGTCTTCCACGTAGACGCCAGTTATAGGCCCCGGCGTCACCGGGCTAATCGCCAAGAAGAAAAACGGGCGGCTATCAACCTCCCACAAAATGTCCATATCACCCGCGAAGGCTTGAGACACATAGAGCAAAACATCAGTTGGCTGCACTGTGGTGTAAATTGACCCGTCAGGGTCGCGGGAAATCAGACTTTGATTACCTGCCCCAGTGTTGTAAGTCCACTTTGCTGGAACGTAGTCTTGGATTTGCTCAATCGTTGCTGTTCGCTTTAGTGCCGCCGTAGAAGAATCCCGAACTCGCAGGATGTACTTCTCAGGCAAGAACGCATCAACAACTCCCGGCTCCCAAGTGATCACCCTGTCATTACTGATTTTGGTTAAAACGAGAGACGTTGGCGGCTCTGGTCTGATTAAGATGGAATCTTCTGCTTGCCCTGACGAGAGACTTCTTCCAAACACTGATTGCGTGATGACTTTGATCCAATACGTTCCTGCCGACGTGGCCCTAATCTCGCAATGCCCATGATTGTTTGAGTCAGGGTAGACGGTATCAACCATCTTATATTCCGAGTCGTCAGGTTCAACCGCCGGCAAGACGAAGGATGGACCTTTCAAAAACACATGGGCCAACTGAGCACCCGCAAAGCTCGCGAAATCGAAGTCAACGGCAATGCCAGTAAGATAGTTTTCCGTCTGGGTCAGCGTTAGATTTGACGCGACCGGTGGAGGCTCACTCAGATACTTCAGAGTCGTCGCGACAACCACAGGCTTGCGCCCAATCTGACCCTCCAGCAGAGAAGATGAATACACCTTGCCCGTCAGTGAAACATCGAACTCGCCGCTAAGAGTTTTTGCAGTAACAAAAATCGGTTGATTGACCAGATAGTTTTCAATCAGCCCGGTTCCTTCATCGAAGCGATAGTCATTCACGGCCACCACGTCACCAATTTCGAGGACTATGGCCGCTTCATCTGACATCCACTTGGCGCCAGCTCCGCCGTCGCGTTCTTCGGCAAGAGTCGCATGACACAAACGCGACGCTTGAGAGAAGTTGTCTACGCCCGAAAGGTTGATCTCTTTCTTGTTGACTTGTTTAATGGCCCGCTGGTGCGCGCGGTCATTAACTGTGACCTTAGTCCGTTTGAATCCATTGGCTGCGTCGACGTACTCGCCGCTCGTCTGGTTGATCTTTGAAGCTGAGGGAATCCACTTAAACGATCCTTCTCGCATATTGAATGCGTTGAAAACTTCAGCGACCCGGATCGTTTCGCCCCCGGTCTGGTTTAACGTAGACGGGAAGTCCTGATCGTAATCCGCAACGTCGTCAATCGTGAACGATCCGCCTGCGTTCGTCTCAAGAAAGCGAACGTGATCGTCGTTCACTGCCGGCGAGAAATACCAGTTGACCTCTGCGGCGCCCGTCGGCAGAGCTCCAAGACTGGCCACCGATACTTTCTGGCCGGCGGCGATCGTAACCTTCTTGAGCGGGCTCATTAACGTTTCGGAACCGGATCCGTCAACCAATGAATAACCTAAGTAGTAATTGCCAGGAGCGAGCGTCCCGCTTCCCGTCGCACTTGCGGTTGGTTCGGTGACGGGCGAGTCAACTTGAGATTCGTGATCGTTTACGAGTGCAGAAGCAAAGATGAGCTTTCCAACAGTCGAGTAAATGTGAACAACGTTGTCCTCGTTCCAGACCGCCCGCACGTATTGATTAAGATCGGGATCGGCATTGATGAGAGCCGCCAACATTCCAGCTACGGACTCGTTAATGTCGTTCGCCAGGACCGTATAAGCGATCGGAATGTCCCAAACCGTGACGACTAAATCACCACTGGCTCCTGAAACGGTTACGGTTCCCGACGAAGGCACAGACGTAGAACCTCCCGCGAGCGTGGCGCCACTGCGAGTAAGGCCCGTTCCTGAGACTGCCAGGGTGATTGCGTTACCAGTAGCGGGGTGATATTCAGCAGAAGTGACGGCTCGATACTCGGACGTCACCAAACCGGGATTGATTAGCAGGTATCCTCGCAGAGATGCCCGCCACGGCTCCACGTTAGCCACCAAAACGAACGTAGCGCCCATCGAGGCGTCAGATATCAGGTAAGTGGAATCGGAGGCTCTCTTGGCTCGAATATCCTGCCGTCCGGCCGTATCTGTCACTCGATAGAGCCTTCCGGCCGGAAGAACGACATTATTGAGAAAATCGATCGCGTTGCTCGTATCAGTCAGGGGAAGGTTCAGGGTCCAGGCTTTGCGGACTACGGGTTGGGCCGGCAGAACGTTGCCATCCATCCCGTCAGTGACGATAGCGATAATGCTGAAACTCAATCCTGCGGCTGGCGTCCCATCAGGCTGGAATCCGGCCATTCCGACCCACCATCGACCTGATACGGGATTATCAACGATGACTGTTTGAGGGCTGGCAGTGTAGGCGAAGTCGTCATAGCTCGTAAGAGTAGGTTTCGAGCCCGCTCTGACGTAGGTTGTGCCATCGCCACTCCCGGTCGCGACCACCTGCAGTTCTGTCGCACCCGTTGGGACGTCAATCCAGTAATATTTCCATGCGCTCGTAGCGACTGTCTGGCCAGCCAAGAGAACGCTATCCGTAAGTTGATGATCGCCGCCTCCTGGGTTTTCACCCCCAAACGAAACGGCAAACGCATCATCGCGATTAGTGGTTAGCGGATCGGGTTCGCCTGAATCGAGTAAATGTCTGAAGTATCGAGAATCAATCAGTCCGGTAGAACTGAGGCGCGTGAGATTTCCGTTGATTAACGCACTAAGATCATGATCTCTGAGCGCGAGAAATTCACCGTTTGATTTGTCGATTATTGGTCGCTGTCTTTCGGCGTGAACTGCCGGGAGATTATCGTCACGCACCAGCTCAGGTTCGAGGCCGAAGAAGTCAGGCGACGTGAGGACAAAACGCGCTGCATAAACCGGAGAATCAGAGAATCCGACTTGATTGAAAATGCCATCCTCATCAGGCAGATCCATTTCAACCAGTACCACGCCGATCAATGTAGCGACTTGATCCATTTGCGGATTCGCAAAAGGTTGAGACTCAGATTCAGGGCCACCAATAGCAAACCCCACATAGGCTTTACGTGATCCGTACCAGGTGTTTTCAGGATAAGTGTTTTCTATCGTGTCCGGAGTCGCATTAGTACCCGTGCCTCCCGGATCTCCCAGGTGCACGTGAGTTTGTTTGTGTGCTTCGTCTGCCCACCAGCCATAGAAAATATAGTTGGAGTCGGGCAGTTGAAAGTTCGTGATCGAGGTGACTTTGTGTCCAACGAAAAGCCAGATACCAATGATGAAAAACCCAGAGTCAAACCAAAACACCGGTAGCCCTTGGAGCTGCGCGCGACCGGAAGCGATTAAAGGAACTACCGCGCCATCTGTCTCTGACACAGAACTCCACTGGTTAAATTTGATTCGATCTTTCTTTCTCGGTAAAAAGCCAAAGCGATTCGATTGAACCGGGTCGTTGTACTTAACGAGAGACTGGTGCGCGTTGAAGGGAAAGCCTTCGTTCAGAATGTCGTTTGGCGATCGTCCATCTGGATCTTCAGCGGTTATCGTGCCGCGTGGGATCTCGCAATCAAGAGTGGCTAATTCTTCTTGAGCTGTGAGTTGGCCTTGTTCTCGATCCAGTTCTGAATTGTCAGGAGCTTGAAGCCTCAAAACCCACTGGCGAGAATCTTCCAGGGCCACGGAGTGATCCCAGTTGACGTAACGAATAACCAACCGCAGGCCATCAACAATTTGAGTGGCGCAAAATTGCGAGAGAAAGCGGTCCGCATTCTCGATCGTTAGAGTAATCGAATTGAATTGACCTGAAATGAACTCGGAAAGTTCACCGTGAGTAAAAATACGCGCGCTGTAGAAATTTCCCAGCCAGGTGCAATCATGTTTGGCCCACAAAGCAATCGCATCCGCGGGATCGAATAGTCCGTCGACGTCTGGATAATAATTGGATTCGTATACCTCGAAGAGAAGCGAACGGTTGCGCGAGATATCGTCGCTGGCAGACCGCGCCGGAACTAAGGCGAGGGCAAGGTTGGCCGTCAGTTCTAACATTATGCCAGCCCTTCCTTGACGAGAGTGATGACCCGTTCCTGAGCGTTGATTCCATTGATCTCGGCATGTGCCGGCTTCTCGTAGTTTTCATAGTGAACCCCGGTATACAGCGTTCCTGAGTCGTCTTCACCGGTACGCCATTGTCGAAACTCAAATCCAAGTAGTCCATCCTTAGCTTCTGCGAAATGATCATCAAGTTGCTTGGCTTGAACTCGAGTTAGTCCTTTGTAGTGCAATACCCAAGTGCGAATCCGAGCAGTTGAATCGGCGCCACGCGTGGCCCCGACCATCATCGGCTTAACTACAACACCCGGATATTTATCTGTTAGCCGCTGAAGGAAATTGACTATCGGGCCGGAGACATCTCCGCCGTAGGAAGCTGCATATCTGGAATCAGTTGGGAATCGAGAGACTGCCACCGGCTGAGGATAGCCGCGGTCAGAGGTTTATTTTCTTGGGGCGTTGACACTATTCTTACCCGGTCTTAGACTCCCGCGCATGAAATCCAAAATGACGCTTATCGCCCTGGCGCTGGTTTGCGCCTCCACGCTTTCGGCAAAACCACAGTCGAACACTGACGTTCAAAGCAAAATCAAAACTTTCCGCAACGCCAAACGATACCGCTACGAGTATGATCGGTTCAAAGATCGTACCCACGTTCGGTGTCTTGGTTTTGCTGTCAAAGTCAGAAATACCGGAAGCGGAATTCAACGTGTAATTGTTAGCACTGACCTGTTCTTTGCCGGTAAAGATCCTCACAGCTCTGAAGCCCACTTCTATTTGACTTTTGAGGCTTACGGTGCCAACTGGCAATTGTTAAAGAATAAAAATTTACTGGCGATTGTTGACGGGACTCGCAAAGACTTCGGACAAGGTTTGCATGATAGTGAAATTACCAGCGGTTTATACACTGGCAGCGTTGGCGTCGATGAGCGACTAACGTTCCAATTTAGTGCGGAAGATCTCCAGAGTCTGGCGCGCGCGAAAACGGTTGAGTTCCAGATTTCGGACCTAGATTTGAGTTTAGAAGACGAACATCAACAAGCTTGGCGCGACCTGCTGGGCTTGGTTAAGTGACTTCAGTCCTGGCGTTTGATTTCTTTCACGATAGCTTCCCGAACCCGCCCACCCGAGCCAGCATCAGTTACCACAATATTAGTGACGTGATCTTTCAGTAATGGCGTGTTGAATTCATGCTTGATCGTGAGATGGATTGGGGCCGAACGTTGCGAACCAAGTTCTATTGATCCACTTTGGTTTGATGCTCCCCCTCCGGCGGAACTCGATCGGCCGGCAGACGATCCGCCGCTGCTTCCGCCTCCCGTGGCCTGATTAAACGAATTACCCGCGACGGCACGCCCAGTCACGGCGGCAACCCCGGCTAGGCTTCCGTAAATTGCGGCTGCCGTGAAGTGTTCCGCCGCCGAAGGGCCAGCGTTTGGAACTCCGAAGTACGCGAGCGCAAGCGCCGCAAAACCTTCGGCAAGCTCAAAGATTGCTTTGACTGCGGCCTGCTGAGCGATGCTCGCTAAAATCTGGGCAGTTACTTGACGGACACTTGCGCCGGCCTTTCCGTACAGCACCCAGGCATAGGCGGCTTGACCAACCGCCTCACCCAACCCCGAAAAAGCAGTTGTCAGGGCCCCTACGCCAGCCAGTGCGGCGCTCTGTTGCGCCCCTGAGAGATTCTCATTGATAGCCCCAAACAGTTGGTCGATCGAGCTTGCAGTTCTCTTGGGAACTTTCCCCGCGTCGCCTTCGACATCGCCGAATGTATTCTCGAAGCGCTTTCTGCGAGCTTCTTCAAGTTCCCGCCAACTGACTGATTCCTTTTTGAGTGCATCGCGAATCTTCCGCGAAGCCTCGACCGCGGCGCCGGCCCGTTCACCTTCCAGCCGGATCAGCTCATCTGCGATCTCTTTTTGCCTTTCCAGCGTAACCCCGAAGGCCTTCTGTTCGTCTTCGAGAGCTGTTTTACGCCGCGCGAAGGACGCCTGTACCACTTCTGCGATCTGCTTTTCAGCGTCCGACTCAAGAAGGCCAGTACTGCGAATTCGATCTTTGATCGACTCAATGACTCGCTGGTCAGCTTCTTCCTGTATTTGTACGTGCCGTTGATTAGCGGCCAGTTGAGCCGCGGCGATCTGCTTGTCGCGCTCATCCTCCAGTCTGGAAGTTTCCTGATCGTTCTTTGCTGTCGCAGCCTGTGTTTCTAAGGTCAGTTCTTTATCTCTAATGTTGAACTGGCGTTTAGTAATCAGCTTTTTAGCGAGAGCGCGTTCGATCGCAGACTGTTCGCCGTTGATCTTGTCGATGGTTGCGTTGAGTTCCTGATCCGCCAGGTCTATTGCGCGTTTGGTGAATTCCTCGATCGTTCGGGCTTGCCGCCGAAAAGCTCGTTCGTTTTCGGCAATGTCGGCGTCGAGTTGTTGCCTGATCTCGCGTCCGGCTAGTTCCGCTTCTTTCAACGATTCTTTTAGCTCTGTGCTTGCCTTGCCGCCGCCTCCCCCACCTCTCGTCTTTTGTCGCGTAATTCCCGCGCCAGCTGACAAATCCCCCCCGCTTTGACGCGGAGGCAGATTTACTGACGCATCAACGTCTGCACCAACGTGAACGACTTGCTTAGGCGGGACGATAAACTGCCACGCATCGCGGAGGGCGATAAGGGTTTCTTCAAGGAGCCGCAAGTTACCAATCAGAAGCACGAGGTCTGCTTTGACGAAGCTCTGAATTACAGACCCGAATAATTGAATTGCGTCCTGGTTCTCTTTGAGGACTCGGGAAACATCTTTGAAGGCAGAAAGGATCGCGGGAATAGCGTCTTTAGAGATCGTCGCAGTAACGGCCCGAAGCTGGAACTGCACGAGCGCCATCTGATCGTTAAACTCATCCGCGGCCTTGGCATCTTCCGTGCTAACGATCAATCCCATCTCACGGAATTTCTTAATCGCTACATCAAGGTTGCCGTTCGTCTCTTTTATGATCGCGAGAATCGACTTGCCGCCGCGTCCGAACAGTTCCAACGCTGTTGCGGTCTGGTGAAAGCCTTCAGGCATCTTTGCCAGCGCAGTGAACGCCTGTCGGAATGCCTCCTCAGTATTGTTGGTTTCAATGCCCAGCTCTTTCATCAGCAGGGCTTGTTTGCTGGTCGAGTCCTCTGAGGCTTCGAGATTCTTTTGGAAGATGCCTAGTGAAGCGGTAAGCCCCTCAAGACTGCCCCCGGTAGTTTTGGCAACCACCTCGAGCGCGGAGAGTGTTTCAACGCTGACGCCTGTTTGCTGCGACAGGTCGAATAGTGCACCTTGCCACTCGGCAGTGCTTTGAGCCAGGTCAAAGAATTCTTTGTTCAGTAAAACGAACCCAGCAGTAAGCGCAGCAGCGGCTACAACCGCAATACCAATTGGTCCAGCCAGGGCGACGATTGACGTACCGGCACCTTCAGCCGCAGTTTCGGCCCCCTTTAAGCCGTCTGCCGCTTCGCCTGCCAGCGAACCAAGTGAACCAATCCGCCCAGCAACGCCGCCTAAAGGCCCCTGAAGCGTGGCGGACGAGGCCCGCAACACCTGCATGATGTCGGTGATCTTCTGTAGATTCTCTTTGACCGGCCCAACGCCTTTGGCGAGGTCCGCGGCAGCCTTCTCAGTCTGTTTCCATTCCGCAATGAGGGCGGCGGACCGTTGGCGTTGAAGAGAAGAAACCGCCGCCAGCTGTTGCCGCATGGACAGCTCAGACTTATTTGCGTTCTGAGTGGATTGAACGGTCTGGGCAACTTCCCGGCGCACGTCTGCTAACGCCGCCTTTGCGATCGCGGGGTCAATAGAGACTTTCCAAGTCAGTTCTTGCGCTGACAATTATTCTCCTTCAGCGCCGCTCACTCGAAAACTATTCAGTTGTTAGTTGGGTTTTGCTTCAGGGATCAGCCCGCCAACTTCATCGGACTTGCCCCGAAACCGAGGCGGCGCGTTTGCGCCAGAAGAATGCGAGCTCAAGGCTTCTGCTTCACGCTGCTTGAGTTCACAATCAAAGAACAAAAGTCGCTGACTACAAAGCCTGTCGAAATCGAGCGCGACGCCTCGATCAAGAATTCCAAACAGTTCGCTAGGACGCTTTCCGAACTGCTTTCCGATTAGAGCGAGTTCCAGGACCTCTCGCGAGTTTCTTACGAAAGCGGGAGAGGTCATCCAATGGAATGGCCCCGCCTCCCTTCAAATCAACACCCGTTGCCAGGCCGGTGGCGTACTTGAATAGAAGCCAGTTCGCATCGGCGTCGTCCAGCCGCCGGGGATCCAGAACCAGATCCTTCGGATCGAACTTTTCAGGGTCAAACTCGGAATCGAGTTCAGTCAGACCTTTGATTGCCGCGGCTTTCCATTCGTCGGTGAATTCAATCTGATCGGCAGGCTGATTCGAGAACAACGGGATCACGGATGCGCTTTGAATAATCGCTGACAGCCTGGCGGTTTCCCTCTGGCCGTCTGCCAATTCTTCGGCGGACATCTTGCCGGCCAAATCAAGAGCATCATCAAGGCCCGGCGTGCCGCTTTCCTTCCAGCCCTCGACTGCGATTTTTGTCAGACCTGAAGGCATCGAAGCGGCCAACACCGAAGACCACACCGCCGAGACAGGGCGCAGATAGAACTTCTCCCCGGTCACGGGATTCAGCACCCATCGCGGCTCGCTCTTGAGAAGCCGTTCGGCTTTGCGTTGTTCGTAGTTAGACGCTGACCAGCTCATATTAGGTGATTGTCTTCCACCAGATGCCAACGCGATCCGTGGCCGGACGCGAAGCGATCGACATGCCGACAAACTTGAAGGGCGAAGCCGCCATCTTCTTGCGGCCGATATCCATCGCGAACCCTTCATCGTTGTAGGCTTTGTAAAGTTCGATGCCCACGATCTTGGTCGTATCAGAGTAAAGCGGCGCAATCAGAATCACCGTGAAGGTGGTTAAGGCCTGCCCGTCACCGAGGGTAATCTGTTCATATCCGGAACCGGCCGTGCGAGTTCCTGTGGCAATCAGCTTAGCCAGGATCGTTGACTCGATCGTCTGGATCATGCTGCCTTCGATCGTCGCCTCGACAACGTTGATCGAAGAAATGATCGGGGCTGCTTGTTCGTCGGAATGGTATTGCTCGATCGTTGGCTTATAGATGAACTTCGAACCTTCGAGCGTCATGCCGATGTGGACGGCGCCGACTGAAGCAGTAGCGTCCGGAGTCAAGGCACCGTCAGCAGCCGAGGCGATTACGGGACGCGATCCAGTTGCGGGAAGTTCGCCAGCCAGCCACACGTCGCCGGGGCCAAGCTGAACCATTGCGGTGTTGTAATCACGAGCCAGACCAGCCATGTGTTGTTACTCCTTCGCGGCGAGAATGTCCGCGACCTGAGCCGCGTATTTTTGGTAGTCGTCATATTTCTTCTGACCAGCCTCAGCACCGAACTGATCCCGCAAATCTTCCAGCGTGCGCGACAGGTTGCCAATGCCCAGAGGTGGCCGGAAGTTCGTTGCTTCAAATTGAGGATTGAAGAAGACAGAGCCGCCGCCGATCCCGGCGATAGCCAGGTATTTCTTTTCGCCCAACTCCTTACCAAACTCCGCCTGAAGGCCTGCGAGCGTGACGGACATTCGGACTTTGCTCTCAGGGTGGACTCCTTCAAAGAGCCGAGTTTCATTATCCACGCCGGCCGTGGTCTCAGCTTCTTTGCCCGAGAATGGTTTATCAATTCCCATCACGACAGCGGAACTCTTAGCAGTTTTGGATTCAGAGGTTTGCTCAGCCATGCGATTCTCCCTTTTCGACGTAACCTTAAAACAGTTGCCGTCTTTACGTTTCACCGCTCGTTATATTTCAAAGTCAGTTCCAGTTTGACGTTTCGGCCCCACGTTCCACTCACAGCGTCCTTGCCCATGATGAAGTACTGCCAACTCAATTCCGGAATCATTCCAAAGACGTAGTTTGGCGAGATCCCGGTCGTGTAGTCAGAGATTGGTGCAGACTTGAGGACCGCTCTCAACGCTCGAACGTATTTCAGGAGTTTACGAAGGCAATTTGTTGGATCGGCATCCTCAACCGCCAGGTAAAGGCTAATCCTGAGAGAGAGGCTTTCGAAATGGTCCGACTGCTCGCCACCGCCGGCGTCCGGCTCGATGGCCAGTGCCGGTAAAGATCCACGGAAGTTTGCGAAGTCTCCCAAGGTAAGCGTTAAGTCCGGGAGTCCCGTAAAAGTAACGACCTCGTTGCCGTCAACTGCCGGAATGGCGACCCTCAGACCGGGCGCGAACGTAACGTCTGAATCGGTCCCAACTAAGGTTGTTGCACTCTGAACCGTATAGACCTGAGTGTCCCCGGCAATCGTGAAGGAATCGCCTTCTGTTGGCTTTACGGTGAAGCCGTCCATATGGAGCACAGTCGTCCCGACAGGGCGCGCTATGGAATCGTCAAGCCGCGGGCTTCCGGTCGCTGGCGGGTAAAATAGATCCAACGCGGGCTTAAAGTCCCGATCAAGGACAGCGAGAACGTTGTCTAAAGCAACACTCTCCAAGGCCTCTTGATAACGTGTCGAAAAAGTCATTGCAGTTGAAACCCGAGGTCAATCAATCGTTCATTCTTTGACGTAACTGCGATCATCATTAACTTGTCTTCGCGCGCGTCCGTGATGTTGATCACGTGGAAACGTTCCTGATGAAACACTCCGTAATAAACGTCTGAGCCATACTCACCGCTCAGAGGTGAAATTCGAGTGATGTTCCCGGGCTGGTCCTTGGCAAACGACAGATAGAACGCGTCAGTCCTTCGAAGCTTTGTCTTGCCGGGAAACTCTTTAGCCTTGCGCGCTGCATACTCCGGAGTCAGGTCCGGTGAACCGGGAAACTCAGCGTCAAAGTCACTGTGAATGATTACCGTCGACTCAGGCGCGAGCTTTTCAAGTTCCTTCGTCCAGTCCGAAAACTCTGCCTGCGCCCGCTCGAGGGCCTGCAGTAATCCGTTGGCGCCACTCTCTTGTAATTGAAGGACGAACATTACGCCCCTCCGGGAATCGCCGTTGCCAGGGCAATGCGTTGCGCCTTCTCCCAGCCAAGCTCTTTCATTTGTTCGGCTGAAATCGCGGCTACGTCGATGTTCTTTCCGAGCAAAAGAAAGTTGACGTCGTTCACGCCGCGATGGTTCATGAATGCCGCCAGGGATTGCCTGATGGCCTGCGCGGCCTGCTGGGACACCTCGTCCATTGCGGTGCGAATGATTACCGTATCGCCCGGGTTGATAGTCAGGCACTCAAGCCCGCGCAAGAGAATGTCCACCTCCTCAGGCTCCGCCGGTTGGTTGCCACCATTGATTCGTTGGAATTTACGAAGTGCGTTGCTCATACATTCGCCGGACTCCTAAAGCCGATCGTCAGTTTCGCAAGGACAAATAACCAGACCGCACTGGAACTCTTTTCCCTTACAGGCTGTTCAAACACCATCGCCGACTCATTGCCGCGCGCGTGAACTGTGATCTTCTGCTTCGGATGGATTCCTGCCGTCGTTGCATTCCAGCCAAACTTCAACCGATGAGTGGCGGTGTAGGTCACGCCGCCGGAGACGATTGTGTTACCACCTGGCGCGGCTTCGGCAATTTGGACGGGAATGTTGGTAGCCACAGGAGTTGTCCCTTCTGTTTTTCCTGAGTGGCCGTCACTGACGAGGCTCAGTTCAACGATGTCGCAGAGGTCCTCAAGCGCCTTCGGTGCAGCTTTAGCGTTTACCTTCGTCCTGGCTTTGTCGATTGCGTTCCCGGCTTTGCTCATCAGAACACCCCGCGAACTGGAATCGAGACGGAGCCCTGCTGAATCTCAGAGGAGTAGAGAGGCAGCCCAAGGGCCTTCCGGACCCGCTCGCGAATCGCATTTAGCAGAGGAACGGCGTCCAGGTTGGTTTCGCCGGTCAGCTTAAAGTCGACATCGTTCCGGTTGTCATTCCAGGTCGCGATGTCGGCAATGATCGAGGTTTCTTGTTCGGTGATTAGACTGCCAACGAGGGAATCAATCGTGGCGTAGGTTTCGCGCGTGATTTCCGCGACCGTGACTTTTTGAGTTGCGGTGAGCGCCATTGGGTCATTAGATCGCCACGTGGTAGTCAATGGTTATGACGGCCGTTCCTGTGCCGGTAGCGAACGGAGCCGTGGCGCAAGTGATCACAATCGGCGCGTTGGCCACCGGCGTGATCGACGCTTCAATTCCTCGCACATTCGCAAAGGCAGTGCCGGCGCCTCCGGTCGTTATCAAGGCTGCGGCTACGTCTGCTGTGACCTTCG